GCATATAGCCGTGAGAATGGTTATGTGTGTGAGAACATGAACAGTGATTATGCATCTGATTATGTCGAACACGACCACGGATGCGAAGAGTGGAGGAGCCGTGATGATTAGTTTTATGATTCGATACATTACCGTTGTTTATTTTGGATTCATGGTGGTAGTTTCGTTTTTGAACATAGTGTTAGGCGAAAAACCTCGTGAGAGAATAATGGCAATAATCAATTTTTGTGCGTCCATTGTGGCGATATATTTTATAACTCATTAAGAGTTTTACCATATCCCTTGAACTCTTAAACGTGATAAGGAGTGTGAATCACGAAGAGGGGCAATGTATATCCGTTCTAGCCGAGAGCGAATCGGAATACAACACCGGCAATTCGGTGTATATGGTTTGTTCATGTTTTTTTGATTTTTTTGCATGAACCTTTCTTTACCCACTAGCGGAAAGCTGATTAAAGGACCGTCACAAGGTCCGGTGGGGTTTATGGTTTTGTTGCGGTAGTTCCCAGTGTCCAAAGTAGCCGGATGCAAAAGAATCGCAACAGTGCGGATTAAAACACAGATGCATGTATGCCAATCCGTACTTACGGCGATAGCATAATGGATAATGCGTTGTGTAGAATCCCACTATACACAAAGAACCGTGGTTCAAATCCCCGGTTGCCGATTTCTCCGATAGAGGGGAATAATTTAATGCAAAGGCACCTAGAATTTTCCTGTTTTGCGATATAATCATTAGTCATTTGAATTGGTGCCTTTGCTGATGTGTGGCGGAAAGGGTAGACGCAGGAAACCACAAGTACGATGCCAAAGTGAGCCGAAAGGATATGGACAAAGGCATCATGTGAGGTTCGATTCCTCACCACATCAATGTTCCGGTTCGCTACCGGATAAGCAAGCGTTGCGGTATTCCTTGCTGAAATAATTAAAATGCTTGTGTTGGTTGTCTGACAGTAGAGTATGGACAGAATAGTAATAAGTGACCGGATGATACTTTCCAACACAAGAAACCGCATATGCTAGAGGTGGGAAAATTCGCTGCACCCACACACCCTATGGGTTAAAAGAGATGAAGTAGATTGCGGCGGCTTCCTAGCATTTTGATAAAGGGGATGTAAAGATGTGTGAATTTTGCAAAAACATAGCAATGAATGATGATGAATACATGAAAAAAAGATGTTCTGGTGGAGATTTTATTTGTAAAGACAAAGAAGGTTTTGGTTTGCTTATTGACACAGGAGACAGCGGTTGCCTCGGATATATAAAAATCAATTATTGTCCTATTTGTGGAAGAAAGTTGGTGGATTGATTGAACTAAGCAAAATGAAACACTTTGAGATAGACGGTATTTCTTTTTGGGTTGGCAATGGGAAAGACGAATATGCAATAGATATGTCAAAAAATCGTGTTGAAATTGTTTCGATGAAGAATTTTGGAAGATTGCCTAAAACGCATTGGGAAGAAGATAGTATCAGACATTATATTTCAATTCGTGTTACTGGATATTTGCTAAATGATACGTGGAGAAAAGAAAACGGATTGCCAGCATTGTATGAAAAAACCACTATCAGACAACGCATAGCATCTGTAAAACAGTTTTTGTTTGGAAAGTGAGGAATTTTTTGAAAAATGAGTGATGTAAGATTGGTTGGTAAGATTGATTCACGGAAATTGGTTCCTTGTTTCAACGAATATAATAGAATACCTGCAAATATGATTTCGGAAAGTAATGCGATTTTGAGTTTGGGTGTAAAAGCATTAAGAGAATTGCATGATTGTGGTATAGAAAATTTTGTTTTGCCTAGTGAAGAAATCACAAAAAGGGTATTGAAGAGGTGATGGATAATTATGCGTTTTATGTTTAGACGAAGAAGAAAACGAAAATCAAAACAAGTAACATTAAAAGACTTAAAAAAAGATTTTGATAAAAACGGAGAATACAGATATGTTATTGTTACCATGGACACAAAAAAGCCATATGCAATTGCAAAAACATACAAAGACGCAATGGAATCGGTGGAAAGAAGTTACGAATATGATTATCCTTTATACGTTGTTGATTTGCTTTATTGGAAAGGATAGTGAAAATGAAAATGCTATTTAGATTTATAAAAAACATAAAGTCTTTTTGGAAATTCTACAAGGATTATGAGTACAACGGAGAAGATTGCGAATTTATAATTGAGAATTATCAAGAGGTTTTGTGTAGCAGAACAAAGACAATGAGTAAGCCTACATATCGTGCATCGGCTGTAATAGCGGAAATAGATGAATGGTATAATGAATCTTGGAAATCAGTATATGGATGCGAGCCAATTGAAAAAGAAAAAATCAAGATAATATCTGACGGAAAAACCGCAAAGCTATTTATTGATGGTAAAAAAGTTCTTGGTAAAGATGTTGAATTACATTTCAGTGGTCATGCAGGAGAAGAACCAATGATTGTAATTGATGCAAATTGGATAAAAACAGATGAAAACAATGTACCAATGTTAAATGGGAAAAAGACGGAAGTTTTAACAGAAGGTATTAAGATAAATTGTTAGGAGTGTGTCATTATGAAAATAACAGAAATGAATAATTGCATTGAAAAAATGAGAGAGTGTTACAGTTTTGATGATGATAAAACGGAAGTATGGCTTGGAGGAGATGTGCGTAGTTCATGTAATAGATATATTTCTGTTTGTACAAAAGATGAAAATGGAACACAAATTGAACTGACAAGATATGCGGAAGAATTAGTTGAAAAGTAATTTCAGATTATCGGAGGAAAGGATAGTGAAGTAAAAATGAAAAAGATACCTACGTTGTTTGAAAGAAAATATATAAGCAATTGCGTTGTAGAAACACTTCCAATTGTAAAAAAAGGTATGGAATGGGTTTTGAATGGAGATGGAATTGCAACGGTAAAATTTGATGGTTCATGTTGCGCGATTATCAACGGAGAATTTTACAGGAGATATGACGCAAAGAACGGTAAACCAGTTCCGAAAGGAGCTATTAAATGTCAGGAAAAGGCAGACCCAATTACAGGGCATTTTCCATGTTGGGTAAAAGTTGATGATAAGAAACCGGAGGATAAGTGGTTCAGAAAAGCATATGATACTGCAATGCAGTGTTGTTTAAGCCCTTTAACTGATGGAACGTATGAAGCGGTTGGAAAGCATTTTAATGGAAACCCGTACAATAAAGATTATGATGACCTTGTTCCGCATGGAAGAATCATTGTTGAAGTAGAACGAACCTTTGATGGAATTAAAAAATATCTATCCGAACATTATATAGAGGGTTTGGTATTTTGGAAAGACGGTATTCCTCAATGCAAAATTAAAAGGTCGGATTTTGGATTTGAGTGGAACAGTAAATAATTAAATTGCCGGCTAACAAACGGAGTTAGTCGCTAACCTAGAAAAATTATAGGCAGGATGCCTATTATAGCATCTCTGCTTGTGTGGAGGTGCTTTTTTAATGCATACAATTGAAGATGAGAAAAATATAAAAGAATACGAAAAATACATATTACGGAATGGAATAGACCGTAGTGTAATAGATGCATATTGCGAAGCAAGTAAAATTATACTTTGCGGAAGAAAAGACCGTGAATACGGATTGAAAGTTTCTACAAGAGCAAAAGAACTGATTTTTGAGTATATAAAATCAATTACAAATGGTGCTGACTTTAATTGGCTTGAAACGCAATCTCAAAAAAACAAGCAGTCGTATGATATTTTAGATAAATATTACGATTTACTGCTTTATGAAGCACCTTATATTCTTGATAGTTACATTCTTTACATAGAAAAAAACAGACCTAAGAAAGAAAGATTTTACGAGCCTAGAAGAAAAACACTCAAACAAGTTGTCGATAAGTTGCAGGAACTTGAAGATGGAAAACTTGACGAATTGTTTATTCACATGGCGCCAAGGGTTGGTAAGAGTCAGATAATAACGCTTGCTATGTCATGGCATTGTGCAAAAGACGCAGAAAAAAGCAATTTGTATGTGACATACAAAGAGGGATTAGGCGGAGCATTTTTAACTGGTGTCATGGAAATCTGGACAGACCCAACATATTGTTTTTCCGATGTATTTCCAAAAGTAAAAGTTGCTGATACGGATTCAAAAAATCATAAAGTAGACCTTGTGAGAAAAAAGAAGTACAAAACACTTTCTGGAAAAGGATTGGAAAGTGGACTTAATGGAGAATATGACGCTTACGGCTGGATGGTATTGGATGATATTCTTGAAGGTATTCAAGATGTGCTTAACCCGGACACACTCAAACGAAAGCAGATTATCTTTGACAATAATGTAATGTCACGTAAAAAGGAACAGTGCAAACTAATCCATAATGGTACAATTTGGAGTTTGCACGACCTTTATAGTGATAGATTGGATTTTTTGCAGAATAACCCAGAAGCAAAAAATATCAGATATGAAATTTTGAAGATACCGGCTTTGGATGAAAACGATGAAAGCAACTTTGATTATGATTATGGTGTTGGATATACAACGCAATACTATCGGACGTTAAGAGCAAAGTTTGAAGAAAACGACGATATGGCATCTTGGTACGCACAGTATCAGCAGGAACCAATTGAAAGAGACGGTGCAGTTTTTAATCCAGAACACATGAGATTTTACAATGGTGTATTGCCGGAAGAAGAACCTTACAGAATATGTGCTGCTTGTGACGTTGCTTTAGGCGGGGAAGATTTCCTCGCATTTGCGGTAGCTTATATGTACGAGGATGGTTCAATTTACATTGACGATGTTGTTTTCGACAACAGTGAAAAGAAAATAACAAAACCTAAAGTTGCAAACATGATTATTGATAATGACGTTGGAAGTGCATTTTTTGAAGCAAACCAAGGTGGAGAGGGATATAAGGATGAAATCGAAGAATTACTAAAGAAAAAAGGACGAAAAATAAATCTACGTTCTGAATATGCACCTACAAACATGAGAAAAGCGCAAAGGATATGGGATAAGGCTGGAAGTATTAGAGAGTTTTATTTTCGTGATGTTGGATGTAGAAGTCAGGAATACAGAAAATTTATGACAAATTTGTATAGTTTTACGGTTACTGGAAAAAACAAACATGAGGATGCGGCGGATTGCCTTGCGTCTTTAGCATACTTCATTGAGGGAAATTGGAGTATGGCAAAAATAGAAGTTCCAAAAAACCCATTTAGAGGAGGTTATAGAAATTATGGATACTAAAACATATTTACAGCAAATTAGTAGACTTGACCGAATGATAAACAATAAGTTATCTGAAATACAGCAATTTAGAGAACTGGCACGAAGTGTTTCTGCTGTAAAAAATGAAGAAAGAGTAAAGACAAGTCCTAACTTTGACAAAATGGGTTCTACCTATTGCAAAATTGAAAAGATGGAAAAGGAATTGGATGATTTAATCGACACCTATGTAGATAAAAAGAATCTTATTGTTTCGCAAATTGATGGAATTGACAACGAAACTTATTATCATATTTTGTTTGCTCGGTATGTTGAAAAAAAGACATTTGAGAAAATTGCAGATGAAATGACGTATTCATGGAGACAAACAATCAGAATACACGGAAGAGCATTGCAGGAATTTGAAAAGTTATATGGAAAAACATACAAAGATTGATAATATGTCATAGTATGTCATATCGCAATTATTATATAATATAAAATGAGGAAATCAAAATAAAACACTGCCAAAAAAAGGCGGTGTTTTTTTATTGCAAGAAACGAGGTTTTTATGACGGAACCAAAAACGATATATTGTCCAAGATGTGGAAGAAAAGTAGCCACATGGGATGGACGTTCCAGTATGAATATTTCTGTGAATTGCAAAAAATGCAGAAAAAGAGTTGTTTACCATGTAGATACTGGAACTACAGAGTTGAAAAAAATAGTACAAAGGACAACATCGAGTGGAATGACGTTTTGTTAGTGAGGTGCTTTAATGTTTAAGTATTATGGGAAAAACATAAGACCGTTTACGGCAGTAAATCAATGCAATTTTGGAAGAAAAGTAATTTCTACAAATAAATCCAAAATTACAAAATTAAATATTGTCGAAGAATTAAACAAGGCACTTTCGATTCACACGCAGAATGCAAAAGAAATCAATTACCTTGATAGATATTACAGAGGAGACCAGCCTATTTTATACCGTAAAAAGGTAAATAGGCCGGAAGTAAACAACAAACTTGTTTTAAATCTTGCTTATGAACTTGTTGAGCGTAAAACTGCTGAAATATGTGCAGAGCCTATTCAATATGTGTTACGTGGAACAGACGATAAGAAATCAGAAGAGATTACGGAGCTAAATGTTACGATGGATTCTGAAAGCAAGCAAGAAGTAGACATTGATATTTGCCGTTGGCGAAGTATTTGCGGTACGGCTTATAGATTTGTTGGAAATGACAACGGAAACGGAGATTTGCTTGACGAAAGCGACTTTGCTTTGTTTTCGGAAGACCCACGCTATACGTTTGTTGTTTATTACTCAAATAGAAAACCCGCATTTTCTTGTCAAATTAGAGAAGATGAAAACAATAATTCAATATACTTTTGCTATACGGAAAGAGAGTATTTTGAAATTGTTGACGGAAAAATTAAAAGTAGTGGGTTGAACGGAAATAATGCTATTCCGGTTGTGGAATATCCAAATAATGCAAGAAGATTATCGGATATTGAGATTACAATTCCTATTACGGATTCAATCAATACATTATCTTCTGACCGGGTAAACGGCATTGAGCAGTTTGTTTCTGCATGGATTAAATTTGTGAATTGCGAGATTGACAAAGATACATTTTCGCAGATGAGATTAGAAGGTGCCTTAGTTGTTAAATCAAACAATGGCGAAAACAAAGCCGATGTTGATGTTATGACAAATGAACTGAACCAAACAGAAAGTCAAGTTGTTTTTGATGATTTGTTTGAAAGGTTTTTGAGTATTCAAGGCTTGGCTAATCGTTCAAACAACAATGCCGGAGGTGATACTGGAAATGCAGTAAACTTACGAAACGGACATTATGATGCAGGACTAAGAACGGCAATCAACGAACCGATACTAAAAAAATCGGAAAGAATGTCTCTTAGAATTATACTGAATCGTTTGCGTATAAAGCGAAATTTTACGCTTATGCCAAGCGACATTGAAATACATATCAACCATAACAAAATAGATAATCTGCTTACAAAATCAGAAGCACTTAAAATGTTACTTGAAGCAGGTGTTGATTACAAAAGAGCAATTAAAACCGTTGATTTGTTTAGCGACAGTGAAGCGGTTGCTCTTGAATCAAAGGATAGGATGGAATATCTGTACCCGACAAGCAAAGATGTAGAACCAAATAACAATCCAGTAAATAAAGAGGTAGTTGAATAGACTATCTCTTTTATTTTATAAAAATTTGCAGTTGTGCGTAAAACAACAGAACAATTCAAGCGGAGCAAACCGTGTTAAAAAACGTGAATTGATGGAGGTAATTATGACTAGAGAACAGGCAAAACAGAAACTTATTTCTTTTGGAGTGGCAGAGCCGACGGATGAGCAGATTTCAGATTTGCTTAATTCTATCAATGCTGAAACAAAGAAAGAAAAAGAAAGAGCAGACAGCTATAAGGAAAAGGCTGATAGGGCTGACGAATTACAGTCGCAGCTTGATGATTTGAATAGTCAGAACATGACAGAACTTGAAGTAGCAACAAAGGCACTTGAAAAGGCAAACAAACAAATTGCGCAGCTTGAAAAAAACGATGAAGTTCGTACGCAAAGAGCAAAAGCAATGGAAAAGTTTGGATTAACAGCGGAGCAGGCAAGCAAGGTTGTTACAGATGATGGTGCTACAGATTATGAGGTTCTCGGTCAGATTTTTGCCGACAGTAAAAAAACGGCAATCGCTGAATATGAGAAACAGAAACTTGACGATACGCCTAATCCGGGTGGTTCTACAGGTGGAAACAATGGCGATGATAAGCCGGAAGATGTAAAAAATGCTGAAAGTATTTCATTTGGAAATGTATCGGCTGAACAGTCAACTAAAGACTATTACAAAATTTAGGAAAGTAGAGGTAAAGGATTATGGGAAAACCAATCGTAAGAGATTTTACGCAGGGAAAAGGCATCTTAAAATTCTTCCCTTATGAGGGAGCGGCTTGCTTAGTACCGCAGACAATGAAATCTACAGCAGATGAAAATGGAAATAAAATTGTGCCGGCTGGTACACCTTTTCCATCTAATGATGCAGATTGCAAAGGTTATCTTTTGCATGACGTAGATGTTACACAGGGCGATGCACCGGGAACTTACGTTTATCAGGGAACAATTGATTGGACAAAGGTTACAAGCCTTTCTATTGCTGATGCGGCTAGAACAGCGACACCAAGAGTTACTTTTTATGGTGCGCCAAAAATTTAAGCAACTAAGAACAATGGATAAGAAAATAGGAGGTAGAAAAATATGCCAGCATTACCATTATCAAAAGCATTTACAGCAAGAAGCCTTGGTGTAATGTGGAACAATTATCAGAAGACATTAGGTTCTGAACCATATCTTGGTAGACAGAAATTTGGAACACGTAAACAGGATTCTCTTGACCTTAGATTTATCAAAGGGAAAAGTGGATTGCCAGTATCTTTGAAAGCATCTAATTTTGACGCACAGGCAGAATTAAGAGATGTTGGTGGATTCTCTGATATTACGAATAAGATGCCGTTTTATCGTGAATCTTACATGGTAACAGAGGAAGAGGAACAGCAGTATGACGACTACAGAAGTTCCGAAAATGTAAATCTTGCAAACAGTGTTTTACGTGAGATTAGCAAAAAACCAATGATGTTAATTGAAGGAGCAAGAGTTGTTCCGGAACGTCAGATTTGGAGTTTGCTCGCACCGGTTGACGGTATTCCTAAGGTAAAAGTTGCAATTGATGGAAACCCTTATGATGTTGAGTATGTGCAAGGTGACGGTGCAGAACACAAAGAAAAAAACTTTAAGGAAATTACAGGAACAAGTGCTTGGGATAAATCAGATACAGCTGCTCCACTTGACGATTTGATTACGGCAAAAAATGAGTTTGCAAAACAGACCGGATATTCTCTCACAAGATTTGCTATGAATACAGAGACTTGGGAAATGCTTCTTAAAGCGGAGGATACAAAGAAACAGGTGCTTGGAATTACTGCTTACACTGGCGGTATCAGATTGCAGCAGGCGCAGGTTGCTGACTATCTTCGCGGATATGGAATTGAAATTGAAATCTACAATAAGTTGTATATGGATGAATCTGGAAAGGCACAGTATTTTATTCCAACCGGAATTGTATCTGCACAGTCTGCCGGTGTTTTCCTCGGAGACTATGTATTTGGAAGAACACCAGAAGAAAGAAGTGGAAGTCTTACAGACGGAAACTTTTCCATTGTTGAAACTGGTATTTCCGTATATACATACGCTACAAACCATCCAATCAACACACACTGTGTTGTATCTATGATTGGATTGCCTACGTTTGAGGGTATGGACAGCGTACTTGTAATGAAAGTTAAGGAGGACTAAGCCTATGATTGCTACACATTCCATAAAATATAACGGTGTGTGGTATAAGGCAGGAGATGAGATTAAAGAAACGGCAGAGGTTGATAATACTTCCTCTGCTTTTTCTAAGTCTTATACCAAAACAGAAATCAATCGTATGTCTACCGCTGATTTACAAAAACTTGCTAACGAGCAGGGATTTGATAAAGCGGAAGAGATTAGCGGCGCAGATTTAAAGAAAATGTTGATTGAAAAATTCGGATTATAGGAGTTTGAATTATGGATGAAGCAATGGAAGTAGGACTGCAAGAAGAAATTATTGCAGATTTGACAATTGAATATGGAAATGAGCCTACGTTTAATGCTGACATAATTTTAGTAAAGGTCAAAGATGCTATACGAGAAGTTAAGAACAGAAGAAACTATCAGGCAACATCTTATACAGATGAGGAAATTGAGAAAGACCTTTACGATAACTACTATTCCGTAATTAAGAATTTGGCAGTATATGATTTTGCACAGATGGGCGCACCATTTGAAAGTAGTCATAGCGAAAATTCAATTTCAAGGACTTGGGTTAGTCGTGATGATATTTTGAAATGCGTTTATCCATTTGTGCAGGTCTTATAGAAGATTGTGCGTGAGTTGTTTAGAGTATCTAAATTTCTCGCAGGGCGTTTCGTGTAAGCGGTGGAGGGCAACGAAACACTATAATTTTACTGAAAGAGAGCATAAAAGTATGAATAACTTTTTAATGCAAACATATTTAATTGCATTGCCAATTATCCTTACATCTGTATTAGGTTATGTGGTTTGGCTTTTAAAAGAACAGAAAAAAGACAGAGATGCAAACAGTAAAGGAACAATGCTTTTGCTTAGAGTACAACTTATTGAATATCACGATAAGTATATGACACTTAGAGATATACCATCATACGCATACTCAAATTTTTGCGAAATGTATGATGCATACCATACGTTAGGTGGAAATGGAATGATAACAAAGATGTATGAAGAAATAAAGTCTTTGCATTTAAGAGAGAAAGTAGGTGTTAAGAATGAGCAATAAAGTATACAACATTTTAAAGTGGATTGCAATGTATTTTTTGCCAGCATTAGGAACCTTTTACTTTGCGTTAGCTGGAATTTGGAACTTGCCTTTTGGAGAACAGATTGTTGGTACAATCACAGCAGTTGACACATTTCTTGGTGTTGTGCTTGGTGTCAGTACATCACAGTATAATAAGCGAGTTGATAAAGCATGATGACATTAGCGCAAAACAAACAAAGAATGTTTTATTCTTTACAAGATGATGAAATTCCAATTTACGAAAGTTATACAGACGAAGAGGGAAATGTAATTTACATTACGGATGATGATGGAAACAAGATTGAAACCGGAGAAACAACAATTGGTTATACAAAACCAGTTGAGTTTAAGGCAAACATCACAAATAAGTTGAATGAAGTTGTATGGCAAGACTATGGTATTGATGATAGTACAAACTATGCACAAATCATTGTCAGTAAAGGTTATTTGCCTTTGAAATCCGGTAGCGTGATTTGGAAGAAGTCAGAAATCGTATACAAGGATGATGATAACACAATTCCAGATGAAAGCAGTGCTGATTACACAGTAAAAGGTGTTGCAGATGAAGGATTAAATGAGGACTTGTTCTTATTAAAAAGGAATGTGAAATAGTATGGGGAAAAAAACATTTACTGCGGACTTGTCTGTAAGTGGATTAAACGCCCTTAAAAAGCAACTTTTGCAGTATAGGGATGATTTACCTATTAAATGTAAACAACTTGTTTCTAGGCTATTACAAAGTGGTGTAGAGGTTGCTGAAACGAATATATCAGAGAGTCCATTAGGAAAGTATGTTACGGTTTCGACAAACATATCTTCTGACAAGATTGGGTGTAATGGTATATTGCTTGCCAAGGGGCAAGTAAAAGAACAAGATGGTTACGCACCGTTTAGCATATTGCTTGCTATTGAATTTGGTGCAGGTGTTCATTTTAATCCAACGAAAAATCCATTAGTCGGAAGTAAATTTCCTTATGGCGTTGGTACATTTCCGGGGCAGACACACGCTTATGACGATATGTGGTGGTACTGGAATGAAAAGGAACAAAAATGGATGCCTACGCATGGTGTAAAAGCCACTATGCCTATGTATAAAGCCGGAGAAGATATAAGAAGCAAAATCATAAAAACGGCGAAAGAAATATTTTGAAAGTAGGTGGTGCATATGTCGGTGGAATGGGATGAATTAGTGCCATCTACTGTATTCACAAGGATAAAAACAAACTTTTCCGATAGTTTGAAAAAAAAATACAAAATGACAGATAAAAACTTTTCTTCCGTTGGCAGTAGTAATACACCAGCGGTTTTTCCTTTTGTAAGATTGCAATTGTTGCCCGGTTCAGAAATCGGAGAAGATTTAGAGGGTGATAAAATCAATGCGGAAAAGTTTTCTTTTCAAATTGATGTGACTGATAATAAATCACAAGCAAGAGCAAAAGAAGTTATAAGAGAAGTTAAGAGAATTATGAAAACAATGCGTTTTCGTGGTTCTTCAATGCCTACGCAAGATGATACAAAAGACACTTACCGGCAAACTGCTAGATTTAGCAGAACAATCGGAAAGAATGACGTATATTGACGTAAATACAAGCCGAAAGGCTTTATTTTTTTATTAAATTTAAGGAGGTAACAAGATGGCTTCAACAAGTTATTTGGCAAGAATTATCTACAAAGAACACAGCGAAGATGGATTTGCAGGAACATACAAATTGATGTTACGTGCAAAGTCAATCCCATCGCCAACATCTGCACCGAACACTGTAGAAAGTACCACGATGGAGGATGATGCACAGACTTTTGAAATGGGTATTAAACAGTCTGACGCAAAAGAGTTTGTAGGAAACCTTGAAAAAGATGATTTTAGTGCTCTTTTGAATGTTGAGGGTAAAAAATGCGACATTATTCAGTTGTATGGAACGGATGGCGTTGGTGGTGTTGCCAAAGCAGCATATGTAGGGCAGATTACACCTACTGTAAATGATGTAGGCGGCGTAGATGAAATTCTTGAAATGACCGCTACCGTTGTTCAGAATACCGTGCCTAAATGGGTTACTGACCAACTTACAGTCGTTGATAACAAGGATGGTACTTTCACTGTTACAAAAGTGGGGTAACAAGCTATTCAACGAGAAACACTAAAAAGGCTGTGTTGAGTAGCGAGGATGAAGAGACAGCCGAACCGGAACTCGAATAATATATGCAGTAAAAAAGAGAGCCACCTTTCGGGGTGGCTCCTTTCCACTAAAAGTGGGGAAAGGATAAATCATTATGGAATTAAAGGTTAAAGGTAAGGAATACAAGGTTAGATTTGGATATAACAGTTTCTGCGACACAGATTTGATGGACAGAACAAAGGATTTGCTTGGAATTTTTGACAGTGAAGAAGTTGAAAATGACAGTGATGTTGGCGGCATTGGCAAGGTTAAAGAATTGTTTTGCTGTGTTCGTGATTTGCTTTACGTTGGATTTCAGAAAGAAAATCCAGTTGAAAGCGTTCAGGAAGTAGGAGATATTCTTGACGATTACCACGATGAATCGCCAGATAAAGGAATCCTTGATTTGTTTACGCAGTTGACGGAGGAATTGATGAGTAAGGGTTTTTTGGGAGACCTGTTAAACCAGATTGGGGAGACAGAGGAAGCATCGGAGAAAGTAACGAAACTTCCGCAAGACCACAAGAAGCCACAGAAAAAATAAATAAGTCATACTCGGATTTTATATATGAAGATGTAATACCTCATTATCTTTCCTATGGAGTTTCTTACGATAGGATTATGGAAAGTTGTCCAAAAGACTTATATCCATATGACAAAGCGCATGAACTCAAGTTAAAAGAACAAGATGAATTGCAATATATGTGGTGGGGCAATTATGGCATATCTGCTTTGATTGTAGCCATAGACAGTTGTTTGAATGGTAAATCAGCAAAATCGGAATATATTAAAAGTCCAATTATGTCAAAAATGTTTGAAGAAGAATATATAGAAGAAAAAGAAACAGAAGAACAAGAGATAAAGAAAGCAATTGAAATTGAAAAACAGTGGATGGCAAGGTCTATGAACAAGGGATTGCCAGAAACAATCATATAAGGAGTGTTGAAAAATGAAAAAAAAACATTCAATTAGAATTGACAGAAAAAAGTTACATCCATGGTTAAACTACAAACTTGGACTTTTGCTTAAAGAGTGTGCAAAAAATGGAATTTATCTGATTATCACAGAGGGATTTCGTACAAAAGCATATCAGGATTCGCTTTATGCAAAGGGAAGAACAAAGCCGGGCAAGATAGTAACAAATGCTCCGGGAAGTTCTTATTCTTCGCAACACCAGTTGGGAATTGCTTTTGATATTGCAATCAATGATTCTAAACTGCTTTATAACGATAAACTGATTAGAAAAGTTGCTAAGATTGCAAAATCAAAGAAAGTTGGTTTGAAATGGGGCGGCGATTGGAAGTCTATTGTTGATACACCACACTTCTACCTTGGCAAGTGGGGAAGTACAACCAAAAAGTTAATGTCCACATATGGCTCTTTTGATAAATTCAAGAAAACATGGACCGGTAAATTACGTTGCAACACATATTTGAGAAAAGGACGTTTGTTTACGTCTAAAAAACTTATGACAATTCAAAAAGGTGAAACCGTACGGATTCTGTGGAAATCAAAAGTAAGCAGAGTTGCCAAAATTGAGTATGCAGGAAAGTACGGTTTTATTAGATTGAAAAATCTTGCGTAATGCAAATGATAGATAGTGAGGTGTTAGTATGTCAGAAACAGTTGAATCGTTGGATATTAAAATAAATGCAACGGCAAAAAGTGCCAAAGATGAAATTACAAATCTTGTTGGTAAAATTGATGTATTAACATCTTCACTGTCTAAGATTAACGGTAGCAATTTAAGTGGACTTGCAAATGGAGTATCAAAACTTGGAAATGCTACCAAAACATTAAGCGGAGTAAAAGCAACCGACTACAATAGAATTGCAAAAGGATTTGAGCGTTTTGCGAAAATTGATGTTGGTGGATTATCTCGTACTGCCAGTGGTTTGAATACACTGGCAAATGGTCTTAACAATCTTGGAAACATTCAGAATCTTGGTGGCATTACATCTGCCGTAAATGCAGTTAAAAACCTTTCAAAAGTAGATATGTCTGGATTTGATACATCCAAAATGACAAAGATTGCAACTTCTGTTTCAAATTTAGCAACCAAACTTAGCAGTGTATCTGAAATTGAAAGCACTGTGACACGTGTTGTGGGTTCATTGGCAAGACTTTCTAATAGCGGTCAGTATATTAGTAATGTAACAACAGAATTTCCTGAATTAGGCAAGCAAGTAGTAAAACTTGTACGTAAATTATCTTCTGCAAATGCAATTGATATTAGCATTACAAAAGTTGTAGATGGTATTGCTAAACTTGCAAATGCAGGGAAACGTGTTGGCGAAACAGTTGCAAACCTTAAGAAACTTGGTAAGGGCGTAATGAATTTGCTGAAAAAACTGCAAAATGCACCTCAAATTAACTCAAACGTAGCCAACACAATTCAAGGTCTTGGAAACCTTGCGTCAAGCGGTAGTAGAATTTCCACTGTTTCTGATAGAGCATCAACAAGCACTAAAAAACTTGGAAATGCACTTAGTTCATTAAAAGACAAATTAAAAAGCGCACATAAATCATCAAAAGGTTTTGTAAGTAGCATCGGTATGTTTTATGCTAAGTTCTTTTTGGTAATTCGTGCTGTAAAGAAATTTGGTCAAGCAATTGGTTCGGCGCAGGACTACATTGAGGAATTTAACTATTTTTCGGTTGCGCTTGATAAGGTTGGAAAAGACAGTGCTAACCAGTTTAAGAAAGCCGGTTATAATAGTGCGGAAGAATATGCAGGAAGTTTCCGTAAAAGATTTGGAAAACTTCAAAAGCAGTTGACTGGATATGATGTTGATTATAACACTGGAGATGCAACAAATACTTTTTCACACAACCTTGGTTTGGATTTAACAGAGGTTATGAACTACAACGCCGCTATTGCACAGATTACGAACTCTGCCGGTATGCTTGGTGAAACATCAATTGCCACTTCAAAAGCACTTACTATGTTATCCGCAGATTGGGCGTCTTTAGCAAACTTAGACACCGCTGACGTTATGCAAAACTTTCAATCAGCTCTTGTCGGACAGAGCAGAGCCGTTTATAAATACGGACTTGACATCACCTCCGCTGGCTTAGCACAAACTGCGATGAATCACGGTGTTACAGAAAGTATTAAGAACCTTTCGCAACAGTCCAAAATGCAGTTGCGCGTTTTGACTATGTTGGAACAGTCAAAGGTTGCATATGCTGATTTGGCACGGACAATTAACCAACCTGCAAACCAGTTGAGGATGTTGCAGGCTGGATTTAAGAAACTGGCTTTGACAATTGGCTCCTTGTTTATGCCGATTGTTCAAAAATTGTACCCATATATGAATGCTGTGGTTATGGTTTTGCAGGATTTCGCACAGTGGGTAGCGAAACTGGCAGGAATCAAACTTGGTGATACGGATGGTTCACGGAAAACACCAGAGGTACCAGACTACTCCGATGCGGCAGACGATACGGATAAAGTTGCTAAGAACATGGATAAGACGGCTAAAAAGACAAAAAAAGCCGCCGACAATTTGCAGGGATTTGATATTGTAAATAAATTGCAGGACAACAGTGATAGTGATAGCGATGACGATGATGACGATAAGAATGCTAATATTGACCTTTCTAAGGATATTAGCGACGCATTAAAGAACTATGAAAAGATATGGGATAATGCTTTTAAGAGCAACCAGAACAAAGCAGTTGAGTTGTATAAGAAGATGAAGAAAGCAATCCTTGACGCATGGAAAGGTGGAGATTTTACTTCTCTCGGTTCGGCACTGGCTAACTGGATTAACAAGGGAATGAGAAGCATTCCATGGACAAAGATTAAAAAGACTACGAAGAAGATTGCTAAATCTCTTGCTACGTTCTTAAATGGATTTGTTAAAGACCTTGATTGGACAAAACTTGGAGAAAATTTCTCCGAGGGATTGAATACATGGTTTGAAACATCATACACCTTTTTCAAGACGTTTGATTGGCTTAAATTCGGTCAAAGTATTAAAGAGGGTATAACGGCTGCCATAAATACTTTTGACGGTGATTTAGCAGGAAAATCACTTGGAGCGAAGTTGCGTGGTATGATTCAGTTTGCTTTTGGCGTTATGGTAGATTTTCCATATGAAAATCTTGGAAAGAAAATCGGAGATTACATCAACGGATTTCTTGAAGAGATGGGAGAAGTCCGCAAGAATACTGGATTAACTGGATGGCAGGAGTTAGGAAAGACAATCAGTGATGGAATTACTGGAATACTTGATACGATTGATACAGCACTTTCTACTGTAGATTGGTGGGAAGTTGGAAAAGCAATTGGAGATTTTCTTGCTCAAATAGAATGGGGAAAAACACTTTTGAAAGTAGGTAAAATAATAGGCAAAGCATTGCTTAGTGCCTTAAAAGTGGCTATTTCTGCCTTTGCTAGAGACCCATTAGGTATTGCGTTGAAGTTATCAACGGTTATTGCTGGATTTATGGTTTATAAAAAATTCAAAGCCGTATGGGGCGCATTGCAAATAATGTTTGGAAAGGGAATACAAGATTCTCTGGTTAAATCAGCAACAGAAATAAAATCGGAGAAAATAGCGTCAGCATGGAGCAAGAAATTTAGTACAATAGGAACAAAATTAGGAAAACTGGTTGGAAAACTTATGGTTGTTGAAATTGCTTTTCAGATTGCCGGCGCAATTACTGATAAGTTGCTTGAAGCATCTGGCGGTGACAGCAAACAACTTACGAAGAACTTAAAAACTATATATGGAGAAAAAGGTGGAAGTTTTGCCGCTTCATTGCTTTCTACGGTTTCAGGAATTACTGGTGGTGATTATCAATCAACGTATGGTTGGAACGCACATGCTAGTGGTGATGTAGACCTCAAAAAGACAATTTCACGATACAGTGAATTTTCAAGTGAATTAACTGAATTGCAGAAAAAAATGGATGAACTTGGTATTGCCGCTCTTACGCAAAATAGTATTTTAAGTAAAACAGGAAAAAATTTGCGAAAAGGTATTATTACAAAAAAATCCGTAAAAGATGCAGTTGGGAAAAAGGGAATAAAAAAGGATGAATTGCAAAATCTTCTTGGTATAAATGGAGTAGAAAAAACATCAGATTACGAAAAAGCACAAAAGAAATTAAAAACTACGATGGAAAAATTAAATGTTCCAGCAAAAGAACAAAAGATTATTTTGAAATCGTTAGAAACCGAACTTAAAAATGGTGAAATTACATGGGAAGATTACAGAAAGATAACAGATAAGAACTACAAGTCAACAGACGCATTGAAGAAAAAAATTGATTCCTTGAAACCAAAATCAGTAAAGGTTAAGGCTGAAACCTCTGGTGGTGATGATGTTGATAGTTTGCAGGGGAAAGTAGATAGCGTAAATAGCAAAACAGTAACAATTACGGCTGGAATTAAAGGGGTTGATATAAAGACGTTTGGCGATTTAAGTGTTGCGATGAAAACTATGAAAAACCGTGATATAAATGTGAATATTTCCGCTAATTTAAGGAAAGCGTGGTATAAATCTGTTCAGAAAGAATTGTATTCACGGACGTTTTCTATCAACGCAAATACAAAAGTGATAAAGGCTAGTGGTAAGGAAGTTGAAAAAGCAACTAAAAGCCAAACCGGAAAGAAATACAACGGAGAAAAGTTTAAGAAACTGATGAACGCTGTTGGAACCACACAAGACCAGTGGGGAAGAGTTGTTATACCTGGAGCAATAGATTACAATGGTAGTAGCAAAAAGGCTAAAGCGGCACAGCAGAGTAAAAAGTGGAAAGAACTCATTAAATATTTGAAGAAGTACGGAATAGCAACAAATAATCCAATACTGTTTGCTAACGGTGGATTTCCGGAAGATGGTTGGTTCCGTGCAAGTCACGGCGAAATGATGGGTAAATTCGACAATGGTAAGTCCGTTGTTGCAAATAACAAACAGATTACGACCGGTATTTCCGAAGCGGTTGCACCGGCTGTTTATGCGGCTACAAAGGCGGCAATCAAAGAGGAATTATCAAATGCAAATGTCGGTGGCGGTGATGTTTACCTTGACGGAACAAAAGTAACAACGGCAATTATGAACAACGCAAAGAAAATCTCCAAGAACAAAGGAATTTCTTGGAATATGGCTTAAAGAAAGAGGCTCATGCAAATGGGTCTCTTTTTATGTGAAAAAGTTAGGAGGTGTCATATGGCATTTACGTTGAAGTTTGGTTGGACTAAGGACAGTTTAGAAGATATGCCAACACCAAAATACGAGGGTTGGAAAATCTCACGAGAAAAAGTGTGGAACGCAAAAGCAGGAAGAAGTTCAAAAGCACTTTACAACGGAAAGATAGTTGCAAAGAAAGTAACGCTTGACATGGCATTTCCGGCAAATTTGACACCAAGCGAAATCAAAAAGTTGATGAAGTACGCAGACCCAGATGATTTATCAAACCGGTACGGCTACATACAGTTCACCAATGAAAAAGGAGAAAAAGAAACAAAGCAGTTTTATTTTGGAAACCCTAGTTTTGACGCAATGACTTTCCTTAATGGAAAGTTTATTTGGTCTAGCATACAGATACAGGCGGTGGAGCGATGAGTTATACAGCAAAAGTTTTTTATGTTTTGGAAAGCGACCCTACATATACATTGAAATATGATTCACTTGTAAAAGATGTAAATATCGGAGATTCGTTTAGTTTGTCTTTTTTGGATTTTGACTATAACAAAACTCATTACTACGTAAAATACGCTATCAATAACGGAAGTGTGTATAAACGTGGCGTAAATACGGTTGATTGTAAAAGCATGATGATTTCGGATGATTATAGGTATATGTCTTGGTACGTGTTCTGCACAGAAGATGAAACGGATATTACTGGAGACTGTGCAGTTTCCTATACTGACATAGCAACAGAATTATATCTGAGTATAAGTACAGGAAATTCGGATAGTGTAAGCACAAGAGGAAAAGAAACGCTAATATCTGTAAGTATATCGCAAGGTTGTGTTAGTGATTCATTTGCCAGCTATGGCTCTACTTATAGTCCTACTATGAGTTGTGAAATGTATGCAGAAAATAACGATTTTACAGATGCCCTTATTGCAAAGACATATTACGATAATACATTAAAAGGAACTATTGTAAATGCATGGATTCTTATAGGAAATGAATTTGCATATCCGGTACCTATCGGAAGATTTGTTGTAAAAGAAAATCCAACATACAACGGTGATACTGTTTCATTTACTGGAAACGGTTTAATGAGCGAATACATGGATAGAGCAGAAATTGCCATTAGTTCGCTAAACGAATATCACAAAACGGAATTGGAAGAAAAATACGTACCTAGCCAATTGCAGTTTATCTACACACGTGACGACGTTTATTATTGGGAGTATTTGCCGCAAGACTTTTTGCGTGTCACAGGATGTCCGCTATACATTGATAATTGGAAAGATGTTTTATCGTCAATCAAACAATATAAGTTGTACCATTTGATGATTCCTATGTTATTAAATTTTGCGGACAATGATGAGGATGGTTACGATTGGGATTGGGAAAGCAGAATCACATGGAGAGATTTGTTGTCTGGTATAGCAGTTTTGTTACGTGCAAATGTGATTGAAAAAAACGGTGCTTTTTATATTAAGCAGTTACCAGAGTTGCAAGCAGATAACAATTACAGACCTATATTTAATGGAGATACCTATGATTCTAATGCGATTTTCGGAAACAACCTTATGTGTCCAAACAACGTATCTGTAAAGGCTAATAATTGGTACTTTTACGAGACAAACAGTGACTATGTTGGATTTGGATATTATGAGGGTGAATCCACGGTCGTATTGAATGACAAGGCAAGCAGTGTATCGAATGTAGAGAATTATCCAGTGACGATTGAAACACCTTGGATATTATACGAAACGCTTGACAGAAATACGGTTCATACGTATTTAGGACAAGTTACGCCAATGCAGTGGAAAACAGGGTTATCCTTTTTGAAAAAAGCGTTTGTTTACCATAAAGCGAGTATCGAAACAATGTACTGGCATCCTCTTATGTCGGTTGGTGAAATGCTTACGTTCGAGGACTATGACGGAGTTAAGAAGTATGTGCTTGTCGGAGAAATGACGCTGCACTACGATGGTGGATTTTATGCGGAGATTACATCACCGTGTGAAGTGCAGGAATCAAACTCATCGTCAGTTGGTAGCAGTGGTTCAAATAGTTACAATAGTGGAACAATGGCGCAGGCAAGCGGAACGGTTACTAGTACAATCCTTGGTGCTATTTTCAAGGATGGAGTTATTACAAATAGTAAAATTGCGGATTCCACGATTGAGAATAGCAAGATTAAGGATTCTACAATCACCAACGCAAAGATTTCGGATGCTACGATTGAATTGGAAAAGGTGTCGAAATCTTTTATTACGGATTTGACGGCAGATAATGCGTATATTGAACATCTGAAAGCAACTATCGGTGAGTTTGGATATATTACTGCCGAAAATGCTGATTTGACATATGCAACTATTACATCACTGCAAGCAGTAGATGGGAAGATAGATACATTGTCATCAAAGGCTATCACTACAGAAAACCTTAGTGCAAAGGTAGCAGCCCTAGGCTATTTGTCAGCGGAGAGTGCAGATTTAAAATATGCAAACATTAAATTATCCAATATTGAAGTTGCAGATATTGCTACATTATTTGCAGAAGTTGGTCTTATTGATAGAGCAACAATCGTAGAAGGACATATCACTGGTTTTTTAGACAGTGTTGAAGTCAACGCCGCAAACATTACGGCCGGCACTTTAGTGGCAGACAGAATATTGCTAAAAGGCGAAAATGGTTTGCTTTATTCGCTGAATAATTTAGGAGAACTTCAAAGTAAAACAGTTGATACTTTGGATGGATATATACTTACTGACCGGACCGTAAATGCAGATAAAATCGTAGCAAAAAGCATAACAGCAAGTGAACTTGATGTTGAAAAGGTTTTTGCGGATTCTGCTGTTATTAAAAAAATATTTTCGCAAGACGTGACGGCAACAGGAACAATCACTGGTGCAACATTAAAAGGTGCAAATGCAGAGATAGATAACGGTTTGATTGGTGGATTTAATATAAAGGAAGATGGAATATCAAAAGCATACACGAAAAGTAGCAGTGAAGCTTCCGAAAAGCAAGATTCATATGAATTAGACATATCAAGCAATGGTATTCCTTCATTTAAAGGAACTGGCCAAATATGGAAAGATAACAGTACAAAAGTTATTTATGAATCAATTTTTGATAACACATTAACAATAGACCAGTATATGTTTTTAAATAATTCAAATATAAAACAATCATGGTTTAGAACGAAGTTTGCTGATTCATATGCCGGAAATATAACCATATCTCAATTAAATGCGAATGGATTAGTGGAAATTAAAACCGCTTATGGACAGGGATATTTAAGTCATACTAAATATGAAAATGGAAAACCCTCGGAAGAACTTCCATTTAGGGTCGACGCTCCTCTTAAGATATACTCTAATCGTAATGCATCACTGACGAATTACGACTTACAAATTTCGTCTAATACTGGAAACCACATGAACCTCGGACAAAGAACGATTCAAGCAGTTGACAAGAACAATGCTGCGACAACTTTATATTTAAACAGCTATGGGGGAAGTGTATCAATTGGTAGAGTTAATGGGGCTGGAACCACTACATTAAACGCTAATGTTGCTTTTGAAAAGCATTGTTCGAGTGTGACAACAACGACACCTAGTTCAACCATTTTATATGGTATTACGATGAATGGTGGATTATTCAAAGCCGTAGTATTTCGCAACTATCCAATCGCTTCAGCATCCCCTTGGGCGAGCATTGTTCAAACAGAATTAATGCCGGTTGATTCCGGTGCAGCAGATGTTGTCCAGTATCACAACATGGTAACTAGTAGAGGTGAATGTGTTAGAGTGGCTTTTAATGCCAAGGACGGAAAACTATCCGTTAATGCACAGTATAACACCATAACCAATGATAACCTGAACGGAATAGCGATATTCCCAGTGTTACAATAAATAATTCAAATTTAGGAGGTAAAAAGAAATGGATGAAAACAAAATCACACTCAATGACTATGTGGAGAAGAAACTGTCTGCTGAAATCGCAGAACTTAAAGTTCAGCTTGCAAAGACGGAGTTTACGTTTCTTGCTTTGCAGGAAGAGAACGAGCGGTTGAAAGCACAGTTGGCAGAAAAAGAGAAAAAAACCGAAAAGGATGAATAATATTTTTGAACCCTACATATAATATATTACATGGCAATCCCATGTAATCAAGTTTCGGTTTGGGAGAGGGGTTGCAAATTCCCCTTTCCCTACAATTATATGCTAGGAGGAGATTTATGGTAGGAGAACGCAGGAAACATAGAAGAAAGTTAAAGAAACTTATTTCCAAGATGAAAAACGTAGATTCGTTGAGATATTACTACGGGTACATTGCAGAAAAAGAAAGATTGAAAGGTAATACTTATAAGGTATAATGAAATGGAGTAGGATAAAAACCCTACTCCGTTTTTTTATGACAGTTTATCGTATCTTGATTTGATAGATGGTATTGTCATTTTTTTGTTTTTCTTTCCATTTCTCTTTACGACATAATAAGCGGTTCTTCTTACAGTTCCCCACACGGAAAGCGTTTTTCCTCTTCTGTAGCCATAATATTCTTGGTAGCCTTGGCTCATGTATACTTCATAGTATTTTCCACCAGACTTTACGATTACGGTCAAGTCACTATCCAATGTATCTTCCTTTACATTTTCTATTTTACCCTTGATTTTTATTTTCTTTCCCTTGTACTTGCCTTTTTTCAATTTGGAATAATTGTAGGATTTACACATTTTCTTATATTTTTTCTTTGATGGCTCTTTCTTGCCAGACCATCCCTCTTTGAATCCGTCGGCAAATTCTGAAAATATTCCCATTGTCCTTGCCGGTATAGCGGCTTTTGAAATTGTTGGAACACATACTGAAATAGTAAGCATTAGCGTTGTTGCTACTGTTAATAGTTTCTTCATAAAACACATCTCCAATCTTTTTTATTTACACAATAATGAATGGTATCATTATTTAGTATCAGTTTTGTTTGCTCTCCAAAGCAGGTCAATTCCCTCTAAAATATATTTTCTGGCTTTTTCATCGAGGGTATAATATTTCTTAATGGCTTCTTTTAGTTCTACATCTTCTGAAATATGAGCGTCCAAAAGGGCATCTTCTTCTGAATATGCTTTATCTTTTCCATCAATTAAGTATTTAATGCTTACGTTAAAAAACTCGGCTATTTTTTGAAGATTTGCTGAACTTGGTGCACTTTTATCCAATTTACTAAAATATCCTTTTGCAAATCCACAATCCGCTTCTGCCTTATTTAGCGACATATCTCTTTCTTTGCATAACATTTTTACTCTTTCTTTCATACCCATAGTAAACACTTTCCTTTCAAGTTCTGAAAAAAACGCAAAAAAAATACTTGACATTCTGAAAATATCGCTTATAATGTAATTAAAGGTTCTGAAAAAATCGCAACAAAAAAGCGACATATAAAATGCCTGAAAGTTTATTCTTTAGTTTTTTGCTCAACACAATAGATTATAGGATATTTTCAGAGTTTAGTCAATACAATATTGTGATTTTTTCAGAATAATAAGAAGAAAGGAGATGTTAGTTTGCTTTACAACAAAATCAAACAGTTGGCAAAGAAAAAAGGAATACCAATCTATAAGGTTGAATCTGATTGCGGTTATGAAAGTGGTGCAATGTGCAGATGGAATGAAAGTTCTCCAAATGCAAAACGATTAAAGATTGTTGCAGATTATCTCGGAGTAACAGTTGATGAATTATTAGAAGAATAAGAAAGGAGTAGGCATGAACGATTTACAGATTTTTGAAAATTCAGAGTTTGGAGAAATCCGAACAATCACAAAGGATAACGAGCCTATGTTTTGCTTGGCTGATGTGTGTAAGGCACTTGAACTTACAAATAGCAGAAGTGTAGCGGATAGATTAGAAGATGACGAGCGGTGTAAGTTAGACTTACCCCGTCAGGGCGAGACTTGGTTTGTTACAGAAAGCGGATTGTATGCGGTTATTCTTCGTAGTGATAAGCCGAATGCAAAGAAGTTTCGTAAATGGGTAACTGGCGAGGTGCTTCCATCTATCCGCAAGAATGGCGGTTACATTGCCAATCAGGAGAATCTTACTCCAGAACAGATTGTAGCCAACGCATTAGTTGTGGCACAGAACATCATAACTCAAAAGGACAAGCAGATTGAGGAAATGACACCAAAGGCGAATTACTTTGACGCTTTGGTAGATAAGAAATTGAATACCAACATCCGTGACACCGCAAAGGAACTGGGTATCGGAGAAAAAGCATTTGTTTCTTTTCTTATTGAAAAAGGATATGTGTTCCGGCAGGGGAAACACAAACAGTTGCGTCCATATGCCAAATACGCAGAGAGCGGAAACGGCTTGTTTGTCTTAAAGGACAAGCACAACGAGCAGAACGGTTGGGCAGGACAGCAGATGTATGTCACTCCAAAGGGAAAAGAAACATTCCGTCTGCTTTTGGAAGAAAGGGAGTGAGCCTATTATTCAGAAGATGATATTGGCGGTTCTGACATTTCTTCTTATTATAACGGTGGCAACAAGCGTGTTTAAGGATGTATACGCTTACGAGCCGGAATATGCACAAGAAGATACGTTATTTATAAAAACAGAAGAACCGCAGGTAAATGTGATTCCAAATGCAAATACGAACAGTTCTTTGGAATCCGCAAAACACATAAAGCAAAAGAAAAAGTCAAAGAAGAAACACAAGGAAAGGAAAGGCGTTCAATTCTTGATAACTGCATATTGTCCTTGTTGCGATTGTTCAGAGGGGTACGGAAAGATAACTTCTACTGGCAAGATACCAAAGCAGGGAAGAACAATAGCGGTTGACCCTAAAGTCATACCGTATGGAACAAAGGTTAAAATTAAAGGTCTTGGAACATTTATAGCAGAGGACTGCGGTGGTGCGATAAAGGGGAATCGAATTGACATATACTTTGAATCTCATGCAGACACAGAGAGATTCGGAGTGCAAAGAAGAACAGTATTTATATTAGGAAAGGATGATTGAATGATTAAGACAGATGCTAAGCCGGCAACACCAGAATTGATTGCAAATTTAATTGAACTTGGTGCAATTTATGTGAAAGACGGAGAGTTTTATGCAAATGAACCGGGAACATACAGAAAAGAAAAGGAATAGCACCCTTGACAGCAAATCAAACTGCTATTCCAGTAGTAAATAACTATGTGTTATTTGCGCTCATTTTATCAAATAAGGAGTGAAAAGTCAAGATGAATACAATTTTATTAAGAGGTACCGTGGCGAGTAAGATTAAATTCTCTCATTCGTCGCATGGTGAGAACTTTTATGAATTTCGCTTAAAAAGCGAAAGAAAAAGCAAGAAAGAGGATATTCTAATCTGCTTGGTTCCAGAGATTATTCTGGAAAAGTGTTCGATTATAGAACACGAAAAGATTGAAGTCCAAGGAGAAATTCGGACTATCAATAGAAAAAATCATAAGCACATTTATGTATTTGTGCAGGATGCCATGTGCGGTGGAGAGGTAAATTCATTGTCAGACGTAAATGAAGTAAAAATGGATGCGTATATTTGCATTCAACCTAATTTACGGCGCACATCTGCTTCTAATAGAAGAGTATGCGATGTCATTGCGGCAAGCAACCGACAATACGGTTCCGACTATATTCCATGTATAGCATGGGGGAGATATGCTACATACGTTTCAAAATGCGATGTAGGTACTCATCTGGAAATTATCGGAAGATTGCAGAGCCGTGAATATCACAAGCAGATGGACGATGGCACAGTAGCATTAAAAACCGCTTTTGAAGTATCAGTTTCAAAAGTCAAAGAAATCGGAAAGGAGAATGAGGAATGATTTTGAAATCATTGCACTTGGAAAATTTCAAAGGGATTAAAAGCCTTGATGTAAATTTTTCCAAGAAAACGAAAATTAAAGGTCAAAATGCAAGCGGTAAAACAACGGTGTTTGACGCTTTTACATGGCTTTTGTTCAACAAGAACAGTGCCGGAGAGGAGAAATTCAATGTTCGTCCATTAGATAAGGATGGAAAACGCATTGATGATGTGGAAATTAAGGTTGTTGCTACCTTAGATGTGGATGGCAAGGAAGTTGAACTTTCAAAGGTTCAGAAGCAGAACTGGGTTAAGAAAAGAGGAACAGATACAGTTTCTTTGCAGGGAAATGTCAATTCATTTGAGATTGACGGCTACCCAAAGAGTGAATCGGATTTCAAGGAATATGTTGCCGGACTTGCAAAGAGCGAGGATATGTTTAAAATGCTTACAAATCCGCAGTATTTCAACTCTATGAAATGGAAAGACCAGAGAAAAATCTTAATGAAACTTGTTGATGATTTTTCGGACGTAGAACTGGCAAAGACAGACGAAAGGTTTTTACCGTTGATTAGTGAATTAGAAAAAGCACCGTCAGTTGAAGATATTCGCTCAAAATTCCAAAAGATGCTTTCGGAGTGGAAGAAGAAGCAGGCTGAAATTCCGGTCCGGATTGATGAAGCTGAAAAATCCAAAGTTGATGTAGATGCCGCAGAGCAGGAACTTAAAAAATCAGACTTGGAAAGACGCATTTCTGAAATTGACGAAAAAATTTCAGATACTAATGGTGTATTAAAGAAATTGCGAGACGAGGACATGAGATTGCAAATGGATATGTCAGGTATTTTGCAGAGCATGAACGATTCCTTGTCTGAAAAGAAAAGAAAAATAGAATCGTCCAATGCGGAAGTTACTTGTGAACTGGAGAATACAAGAAATAAGATTCAGATTGCTGAAAATGCAATTAAATTAAATGACAGAAGCATTTCTGATGCTGACGCCGAACGAAAGAAATTAGGCGAACAGTACAACGCCGAAAAAGCAAAGGTATTTGATGAAACACCGTTTTTGTTTGACGAATCGAAATGGGTGTTTGATGAAAGCAGTACCGTATGTTCTTTGTGCGGACAGCCATTGCCGGAAGACAAGGTTGAGCAGTTAAAGGCTGACTTTGAATCAAGAAAAGTGAAAGCCAGAGAAAGTGCTGCTAAGAGATTGTCGGATGCCAAAGAAGCGTTTATGTCAGAGAAAAAAGATAACTTGGAACGCATTAAATCGTTTGGTTTCGACAAGAAGCATACCATTGACGGCTTAACAGAAAAGAACAAGGAATTAAATGTACAGATTGAATCCTTGAAAAAACGTGAGCAGGAATTACTTGCAAAGAGCGAAGAGCTTTCCAAACAGTTAGATGAAATTCCTAAAGAAGCTGACTATACGCAGAATGAGGAATACATGAAACTGCATGAACAAAGGGAAAAGGTTCTTGCTGAAATTGAAAAAGAAAAATCTTCCGGGTACAACGAGCGTATCGCAGAGTTGCAGGACGAGAAGAAAGAAATGGAATCTGAACTTGATTCTGTAAAAGAAATTCTTGCCAAAGCATCTATGAATGTTGATATTGACGAGCGTATCGCAGAGTTGCAGGACGAGAAGAAAGAAATTGGACAGAAAGTTGCCGACCAAGAGCAGATTCTTTATCTTTTGGAAGAATTTGTTCGGTTCAAACTTAACAAGATTTCTGAATCCATCAATAGCCATTTTGATACTGCAAATTTCAAACTTTTTGAAATGCAGTTGAATGGTGGTATGAGAGATTGTTGTGAATGTACGGTTAATGGTGTACCGTATTCAACTTTGAATAGCGGTCACAGAATCGTAGCCGGACTTGATATTATCCGCTCTTTGAGCAAGATGTATTGTGTTGAATGTCCTATTTTTATTGACAATGCTGAATCACTGAATGAATATAACGTACCGGATATGGATGCACAGTTAATTCTTTTGAGCGTTTCAGATGATAAAAAATTAGAAGTGGAGGTTTTAGAATGAATTATATCAAAGCAAAATTTCCAAACAGTACCAGAAGCTATACATACCGCACAGAGGATTCAGTAAAAGCCGGTGATACGGTTGTAAATGCAAAAGGAACAAAATTGACGGTCACTAATGAATCAGTTGATATGAAGTGGGTTGAATCCTATGGTGCTGAAAAAGTAGCAGTTGTAAAGAAGTATGAAGAGCCGGAAAAGGAAGAAAGCGAGGAAAAATAATTATGGCAGAGAAAAAAACAGAAGTAGCAAATACTAAAGAAAAAGAACAGGCAGGACTTGTTGTGAACAATGCATTTGTTGATGGATTGGTATTGCAGTTAAAGCAGAAAGAAGAGTATGGTCTTACTTTCCCACCTGATTATAACTATCAGAATGAACTTATGGGAGCATATCTCATTTTGAAAGAAACAAAAGACAATTCAAAGAATCCAGTATTACAATCTTGCTCACAGACATCTATTGCAAATACTTTGATGGACATGGTTACCCTTGGAGTGTCCATGCAGAAAAAACAGTGCTATCCGGTAGCATACGGCGGTAAATTGCAGTGTCAGATTTCGGTGTACGGAAATACTTGCATCGCACGTAGATACGGATTAAAAAGCATTGACGCCATGTGCATCTATGATGGTGACGAATTTAAGTACCATATTGAAAATGCAAGAATCGTAATTGATTCACATTCGCAGGATTTTCTTAACATCGACAAAGATAAGATTGTTGGTGCTTATGCAATTGTTACTATGGATGATAGTAGCCAGTATGTAGAACTTATGAGTATTGCAATGATTAAGCAGTCTTGGAAACAGGGATTTGGTTATAAGGAGAATGGTTCAGGAACTCATCAGAAGTTTACAGACCAGATGGCTATGAAAACGGTCAAAAATCGTGCCTTGAAGTACATCATTCGTACATACGGTACACAAGCCGTAAACGATGCATATGACAACGCAGAATCAACAGAAACAGACGATAGAACCGCTATTGATGTTGAAAACGATATTGCTGAAAATGCCAACTCAAAGCCATTTATTGTCGATGTTGACGCAACAACAGTCATTGAAGATTGTGCCGCAACAGAACAGGATAAAGAAGTTGTTGATGCGGAAGATTCCAAAGATGATAGCGATGGAATTGACTTTTTGAATTAAAAGAAAACGAGGAATAATCATGAGAATTATAAGCCAAAACGGAACAATTGATATGCCATACGATATGTGTTGTGTTTGGAGACAGGAAGAGGTTATTTACTGCCGTGCTATTGGAAGTGATGATAATGTCATGATGGCTACTTATTCGAGTGAAGACAAGGCAGAAAAAGCAGTTGAAATGCTTAGAATTGCGTATATCGGTATGCCTATAGTAATGCAGAATGTTGATGTTTCGGAAGATTTCGCAAAGGAATTTGAAAGATTGAATAAATGCGGCGTGGTGGTGCAAGCAGAAAATCAGCCGTCAAAAGTAGAATACATTAACAATGCTATACTCCAGTTTCCGCAGGATGATGAAATCGAGGTGGTTTAAATGCTTATGCGATGTTGCGGTTCATCATCGGCAGGAAACAGTTACGCTTTAATCAGCAACAATGGTGAGATTCTTGCCATTGAAGCAGGATGCAAATTTCTTGATTTTAAGAAAATGATTGATTGGAAAATAGCAAATGTTTCCGGATGCATTGTAAGCCACGAACATGGAGACCATGCACGTTATATAAAAGACTTTATGCAATCTGGCATCAATGTTTACACGGCAATCGAAACTCAAAAGGCAATTGAAGATTCTACTGGAGAACTTACAGTAGCCATACAACCGCTTAGAGAGTACCAAATTGGTAGTTTTACAGTCACACCGTTTAATGTACCGCATGAATCGGAAATCGAGTGTTACGGCTATTTAATCAAGCATGAGGAAATGGGGAAGCTGCTGTTTTTAACAGACTTGGAATATTGCAAGTATAACTTCTCTGGATTGCAAGTAGAAAACGTCATGTGTGAATGTAACTACTCGATGGAATTTGTTGACCGTAACGAACCGAACTATGAACACCGCCTACGAGGTCATATGAGCCTTGATACGGCACTTAAATTCATATCTACTAACGATAATCCGGCATTGCGAAATGTCGTGATAATACACTTATCAGATAAAAGCGGAAATCCAACACTTTTCAAACAAAAGGTGGTAGAAACGCTTAAATATGACACAGAAGTTTATGTTGCAGAGAATGGTTTAGAGGTTGATTTTAACCTTTATCCTTTTTGAAAGGAGAAAATATGAAGTTATATTTTTACATTTTGAAGAATGACTTTATGGGTTGCGAAGAGAAACCCTATGTTAAATTTGAGGAATGCGAGGTCGTTGAGAAACCAAAAACGTACTATCCAAAAGACGAATTTCCGAGAGAAATTTATAACGCATATATTAGTAAATCAGATATAGGACGTTTGTTTGGATACCGTCACAATATTGTTGTGTTAGAAGAACCAAATGTGAAATATGCAAAAGAATTGCTTGCTGAAAAATATCAAGACAGTATTAAAGCAAACGAAGAGGCTATCGCAAAATATAAAGATATATTAAGTGCAATATTGGAAATGGAGGAATAATCAATGTCAAAAATGTTTGTGAACATAGCATTTACGGATGAAGAATTTGAAGAAAAAGTGAAGATTGCTATGGATAAGTATTGTAATGAAGTAATTTATGCAAACCTTGATGAACAGGTTATGAAAATTGTTGATAAGAGGATAACAAGCCTTTTATCTTCAAACAGTTGGAGTAGCAAAAGAAAAATACAGGGTGTTTCTTTTGAAGAATTTGTGAAACAGAGAACAGAAAAAGCAATCGGGGATTTTGTAGAGAAGAACATTAGAGAAATTATGGCTAAAAGGTTTGCAGAAATCCTTACAGACAAAAGCATGAATTAAGAAAGGTGGAATGACTTATTAACAAAGTAATTTTAATTGGCAGATTAACAAGAGACCCAGAAATCAGATACACGCAGGGAGAAAATTCAATGGCAGTGGCAAGATTTACCCTTGCAGTAGACCGTAGATTCAAAAGAGACAATCAACCTACGGCTGATTTTATAAGTTGTATTTGTTTTAGAAAAACGGCTGAATTTGTTGAAAAATATTGTAAAAAAGGAACAAAGTTGGCGGTTGATGGCAGTTGGCAGACTGGAAGTTACACCAATAAGGATGGAAACAAGGTATATACAAACGATTGCCTTGTTGATAATTGCGAATTTGCTGAAAGCAAGGCAACGGCAGAACAGAATCAAAAAAATGATGATAACACTGGAAATGATGATTTTATGAACATTCCGGATGGTATTGAGGATGGATTACCTTTTAACTAGAGCCTATGGCGGTTGCCAAGCGTGACCGCCAAATAATAAGCAGAAAGGAAGTGATTTAGATGGTTATTTTTGAAGATGAGGGGCAGCAGAGCGGAAAGCATTTGAAAAAACATCATTACTGGAGCAATTCCAACATTGAGGTTAAAAGAGTGCCGCTTCCGGTTGGTGATTACATAATTGCTAACGAGAAATCTATTGATGTTATTTCACGTAAGGAAGATAGAGGAATGAAAGTTAAAAAGATGGATTTCCTTGGGACTTATGATGTATCTGTAGATACTAAGAAAGATATGCAGGAAATTGTAGGAAACATCTGCGGACGTCAGCATGGAAGATTTCGTGATGAGTGTATTCTTGCGCAAAATAACGGAATCAAACTTTATGTATTGATAGAAAACGAAGATGGAATCAAATCCATTGAAGATGTTTCTAAGTGGGACAATCCACGACTTCACCGATATAACAAAATTGCTTATATGCATCGGATTGGTAAATGGGGAACAACAAAATTGCCAAAAGCAAAACCTACCGCCGGTTCCACGTTGGCAAAGGCAATGATTACTATGGAGAAGAAATACGGCGTTAAGTTTGTTTTTTGTTCGCCAAGAAATGCAGGAGAAAAAGTTGTTGAATTATTAAGCAAAGGAGTTGAAACAAATGGCTGACAAGCGAATGTTTTCAAGAAAATTGATTAGTTCGGATGTGTTTTTGGACATGCCATTAACTGCACAAGGATTGTTTTTTCATCTGTGCATGAGAGCCGATGATGATGGATTTGTAGATGCTCCAAACAGAATTGTAAGAGAATGTCAGGCAACGCCAAAAGACCTTGAAATCCTTGAAAGGAAGAGATACATACTCACGTTTGAAAACTCTAACGTGGTGCTTATCAAACATTGGTTTCTGCACAACTCGATTGCAAAGGACCGGTACACGCCAACACTGTATACAGATGAGAGGTCGAGAGTTACCTTAAAATGTGGCAAGATGTACCCAAATTGTAGCAAGAGTGACAACAAGAATTATACAGAAGTGAAATACACTGACAACTATTTGGAAACAGATTGTAACCAAGTTGATAACAAAGTGGAACATAGAGAAGATAAGGTAAGAGAAGAAAAGAAAAGTGATATTGTCGAGCAGAGCACGACGGACACTTCTTTGGTGAAAGAAATTATTGATTATTTGAACGAAAAAACTGGTGCAAGTTACAGATACAGTACCAAAAAGACACAAAGCCTTATCAACGCAAGGATTAAAGAAAAATTCACTTTGGAAGATTTCAAACGTGTAATAGACAGTAAATGCAACGATTGGAAATCAGACGAGAAGATGAAAGAGTATTTGCGGCCAGAAACTTTGTTTGGAACGAAGTTTGAGAGTTATCTTCAAAATGCTCCGAAGATTGCGCAGCCTAGAGCAGAGCCGGAAGAGGTTGTTCCGGAAGTTGAGGAAGAGGAAGTAGGTGAGGACTGGTAATGCGATATAAAGTTTACGAGTTTAACCCGGATGATGCTTACAACTTTGCTCGTCATGTTGGAATTGAGGTTAAGGAACACGGTGGCGAACTGTTTTTTAAGACTTGCCCTTATTGCAAGCCAAGAGCAACAAGGGGAAATGTTCGCACTTTTTCGATAAACCTTAAAACTGGACAGTTCAAGTGTTTAAGAGCAAGTTGTGGAATCTCCGGCAACATGGTAACGCTATCAAAGGATTTTGATTTTTCTCTTGGAAACGAGGTTGACGAGTATTATCGTCCAAAGAAAAGATACAAGCGGTTGAAGCAACCAAAAGAAGCAATTAAACCAAAGCCAGAAGCGATTCAGTATTTGGAAAGCCGTGGTATATCCGAAGAAGTTGCCAAAAAGTACGAAATTACCGTACAGACTAGCCATCCAAACATTCTTGTATTTCCGTTCTATGACGAAGAAGGTGTACTGCAATTTGTCAAGTACAGAAAAACGGATTTTGACAAGACAAAGGACGCTAACAAGGAGTGGTGCGAAGCAAGCACAAAACCGATATTGTTTGGAATGAAACAATGTGATGATAGTTTTGATACGCTCGTACTCACAGAGGGTCAGATGGATTCATTATCAGTTGCTACGGCAGGAATACCAAACGCAGTGTCCGTTCCAACCGGTGCCAAAGGCTTTACATGGATTCCCTATTGTTGGGATTGGCTTTGCAAATGGAAGAAAATAATCGTTTTTGGAGATTTTGAGAAAGGCTCAATATCTTTGTTGGATGAACTTGCAAAACGTCTAAAAGACCGTGTAGAACACGTCAGAGAGGACAATTACAAAGACTGCAAGGACGCAAACGAGATACTTCTCAAATACGGAGCAGAGCAGGTTAGAAAATGCGTTGAAGAATCGGTTAAGCTGCCAATCGACAATGTAATTGATTTGGCAGACGTAAAGGAACTTGACCCATACAGTATTGAGAAGATACCGACCGGTATTGCGGATGTAGATAACTTGCTTTGCGGAGGAATCCCATTTGGTGTTGTTACTATCGTTACCGGTAAATCAGGCAAAGGAAAATCAACTTTCGTAGGGCAGATTATAACAAGGGCATTAAACAAAGGTGACAATATTTTTGTATATTCTGGAGAAATGCCAAACTATCTTTTTAAGGCTGCGATTGATTTTCAGATTGCTGGACCGGCAAATGTAGTGGAAGAAGATAGGAGAGATTACATAAAGCGTTATGTTCGGAAATCTGCAAAAGATAAGATTGTAGAGTGGTATCGTGGAAAATGTATGCTTTACGACCGCACTATGGTTAAAGATGAAGATACTGACTTGCTAAATACGATTGAACGTATGATAGTAAGCCAAAATGCGAGAGTTATTGTGATTGACAATTTAATGACAATGATAAACAAAACAAGAGTTAAGGGAAGTAAGTTAGAAGCACAGAGCGAAGTTTCAAACGCACTAGAGGATATGGCTAGATTTTACAATGTTTGTATTATCTTAGTTGCACACAAGAGGAAAGATAGCGGAATTGATGATGAAGATATGGACGATTCGATTCGTGGGGATTCAGATATTGTCAATTCGGCAGGAGTGATTATTCACTACAACCTAAATAAAGATGAGAATACGATGGAAAATTATCCGAGAATAATTTCGGTTACTAAAAATCGTGTATTTGGAAGAACTTCATACAGAGGTTGGAAAGTACACTACGATGAAAAGTCCAAACGAATCTACGGAGACCACGATGATTTGAATATTTGTCTTGGTTGGGATAATGAAAGCGGTGGATTTGTCGAGGACTACGATAATTCAATATTTAGTTAGGTGGTGTTTATATGGGAAGCGTAAATGCATCGCAGATTCCAGAAGAACAGCATATGTGGACTGATATTTGGAATTGGCGTAAGAAATATTACTACCCGGAAGATGATGATTCTTGGTGGAAAGAGTTTGTAGAAAATGGCATTGCAATCGGAGAAAAATATGCAACTAAATTATCACATGAGATTATTTTTGCAATTTTTAATGATGTGCAAAATCGCAGTAGAAAATCGAAATCAACGGAGGTATTGAAATGAAAGAAGCAATTAAATTAGTTGAAAAGGCTCTTGAAATTTTGAAGAGCGAAGAGAAAAAGGAAAAGGTTGTTTTGAGGTCATTGAAACTGGGCGAAACATTCATGATTGGAGAACATGAATTTATTGTTTTGGAGCAGAATTACGAAACGACAAACGTAATCTCCAAAAACCTTATGGCTAAAAATGTTCGGTTTGATGGAGATACTAGAGATTACAATAAATCTGCTTTGAAAAAGTATATTGACGAAAAAATCAAGCCTATTATTTTGGAAAATGTCGGTGCTGGAAATCTTGTTGAGCATTCCGTGCCATTGACGAGTGTTGATAATCAGAACGAGTTTAATGATTGTATTTGTGAGGTTCGCCCTATTACTTTTGACGAAGCCAGAGAATACAATGATTTGCTTGTGAATGAAGATTTGACAGATTACTATTGGACAATTACACCGTGGTCTACTGCTGAAAGAGGGTTGAAGTATGCTATTGTAATTGTTTCGCCGTCCGGCTGCATCAACTACTACAATTGCTTCACCATCTTCGGCGTGCGCCCTTTCTGTATCTTAAAATCTAATATCTTTGTATCGAAAGGAGAATAATATGGACTTAGAAAAAAGAGTTGAAATGCTTGAAAAGCGGATTGACAAATTGGAAAGCGAAAAGATGAAAGAAAAACTTACTGGATTAAAAGTTGGCGATTATTTTGAGGTTGCCGGAACAAAATGGAGAATCCTCGACATCAAACCTTGCGGATATGTTTGTCTTTCGGATGTATTAGAGGAAAGAAAAATTTTTGATTCAGAAACAAACAATTGGGAATTAAGTAGTTTACGTGAATATCTCAATAACAATTTTTATAAGAAAATTGTCGATGAGATTGGAGAAGAAAATATCCTTCCGTTTGGAAGAGATTTATTGTCTCTTGATGGACAGAATGAATATGGAGATTGCACGGATTATGTATCTCTTCTTTCCGTTGACGATTACAGACAATACAGAAAATTGATTCCTAATAATGAACAGTGGTGGTGGCTGCTCACCCCTTGGAGTACACCTTGCAACGGATATGAAGTGCAAGGTTCGGTTGTTTCGCCGTCCGGCTTCATCTTCAACTGCTTCAATTGCAACTTCAACATCGGCGTGCGCCCACTTTGTATCTTTTCACCTAATCTCTTTGAATCGGAGTGATGATTATGGCAAGTAAAGAACTTACTGTAATTCTAAAAGCAAAAGATTTAGCAAAGCACACTTTGCAAAAGACAGCGGATTGTAACCACTATCCAAAGAAATTTAGATTTTCTCTTGTGGACAAGATGCAGAACAAGTCGCTTGAAATCTACGAATGTTTGCTTGAAGCAAATAGGACGGATATAAAAGCATACAAGAGAGAACGATTAGAGTTGCAGACAAGAGCAATAACACATTGTGATGAACTCTTGTATTACATAGAGTTATCAAACAGTTTAGGACTAATCAACATAAAATGTGTCGGTCATTGGTCGAAAATGGTATGCGATGTAAAGCATATGGCAATCGCATGGAGAACAAAAGACAAAGAAAGATAAAATCATAGGTTATGCGCTGCTTAATCGGTTGTTTCGCCGTCCGGCTACATCTACAGCCACAATTGCCGCAACAGCAGCGGCGTGCGCCCACTTTGTATCTTTTCACCTAATCTCTTTGAATCGGAGTGATGATTATGGCAAGTAAAGAACTTACTGTAATTCTAAAAGCAAAAGATTTAGCAAAGCACACTTTGCAAAAGACAGCGGATTGTAACCACTATCCAAAGAAATTTAGATTTTCTCTTGTGGACAAGATGCAGAACAAGTCGCTTGAAATCTACGAATGTTTGCTTGAAGCAAATAGGACGGATATAAAAGCATACAAGAGAGAACGATTAGAGTTGCAGACAAGAGCAATAACACATTGTGATGAACTCTTGTATTACATAGAGTTATCAAACAGTTTAGGACTAATCAACATAAAATGTGTCGGTCATTGGTCGAAAATGGTATGCGATGTAAAGCATATGGCAATCGCATGGAGAACAAAAGACAAAGAAAGATAAAATCATAGGTTATGCGCTGCTTAATCGGTTGTTTCGCCGTCCGGCAACATCAACAACAACAATTGCAACAACAACAACGGCGTGCGCCCATTCTGTGACAAACAGACAGTTAGAGTAGGCATTAAGCCGAAATCAGAGAAAGATACAGAAAAGCACATGACCTTTCCTAAAAGGATAAATACAAAGGAGTTTTTATTATGGATGATAAAAGTATTATATGCAATTTTGAGAACCTTTATAACGCTTATAAACGTGCTAAGGCAGGTAAAAGACGCAATGAAAGTTGTGCTAGATTCCAAACAATGAGCCTAGATGGCGTTCATATCTTGCTAGAGCAGTTGAAAAACAAAACCTACAAGATGAATCCATATAACGAATTTAAGGTCTACGAGCCTAAAGAACGATTGATACGTTCTTGTTCGTTTAAGGATAAGGTTGTTCAGCATTGCTTATCTGATACGATTTTACATCCAAGACTGGAAAACCAGTTTATCAAGACAAACTATGCCGGGCAGAAAAACAAAGGAACATTGTTCGGCATGGATTGTCTGAAAAAACAGATGTTAGAGTTTTACCAAAAACACAAGTTAGATGGATGGATTTTGAGATGTGATGTAACTAAATTCTTTTATAGTATCGACCACGAGATATTAAAAGATATAGTTGACTATTACTTTCCGGACAATTATACAATGTGGCTTAACCATTTGCTTATTGATAGCACAGATGGTATCGGGGTGCCATTAGGAAACCAAGTGGCTCAAATATATGCTCTGCTTATGCTTGACGGATTAGACCATATGGTTACTGGCGAACTTGGAATCAATCTTTATGGAAGATATATGGATGATTTCTATTTGATACACCATGATAAGGAATATTTGAAATGGTGTCTTGATTTCATAAATCAGTTTGTAGAAAGCCTTGGTTTGACGCTAAACGGTAAAACGCAAATTGTTCCGTTCAAGTGCGGAATACCATTTTTGGGATTCCACCACTACATAACTAAGGATGGAAAGTATATACGCAGGTTAAAAGGAGAAAACAAGCGAAAAATCCGTAAAAAGATAAGAAAGTGGGTAAAACTCATTAAGTCCGAAAGAATGACTGAAATAAAATTTTATGAGAAATACAATGCATGGAAAAATCATGCGTCACACGGAAATTGCGTTAAGTTGTGCCATTCAATGGACTTATATGTGGAAGAGTTGTTTAAATCAAACATAGATAGCAGGTGACGATATGAATGAACAATTAAATATTTTTTCTGTATTTAGAAGAAATTTTGAAATAAATAACAAAATTCGTTTAATTGAATTATTTGCCGGAGTAGGTTCGCAAGCTATGGCACTTAAAAGATTAGCAGCAGACTTTGAACATTACAAAGTTGTTGAATTTGATAAATATGCAATCAAAAGTTACAACGCAATTCACGGAACAGATTTTGAGCCTACAGACATAACTCAAATAAGCGGTTCTGATTTGGAAATAGTTGACACTGAAACCTTTACTTACTTACTTACTCGTTTCCTTGTCAAGATTTATCGGTTGCCGGTAAGCAAAAGGGAATGGTTAAAGGTAGCGGTACAAGATCCGGACTATTGTGGGAAGTAGAACGGTTGCTGAATGAGGTTGATAATTTACCACAAGTTCTTCTTATGGAAAATGTACCGCAAGTACATAGTAAGAAAAATATGGACGATTTTCAAAAATGGATAGCATTTCTTGAAAGCAAGGGTTATTCAAATTATTGGCAGGACTTAAACGCAAAGAATTATGGTGTTGCTCAAAATAGAAATCGTTGTTTTATGGTTAGTATTTTAGGCGATTATAACTTTACATTTCCAAATCCTATTGAATTGCAAAAAGTGATGAAAGATTATCTGGAAGATGAAGTTGAAGATAAGTATTACATCAATAATGAAAAATCGCAAAAATTGATACAGAAATTGATTGACAACGGAACACTTCCAAATACAATTGATAAGAGCAGAGCAGAGCAGAGCAGAGCAGAGCAGAGCAGACATGCGTTGACGGAACAATTAACGAGCCAAGAGAAAAGCAAGTCGGAAACTGCATTAAGGCAAGATATGACGCAGGAATCTCAAACTTGCGGTCAGACGGAAACTGTATTGTTGAAAGGAATGGTTGATAAACAATTAGAACCACAAGCACAAAAAATTGACGTATCATCAACGCTTATGTCAAGAGATTATAAAGGGTTAAATAACTATGGAACCAATGGAGTGATTGAATGGAACCAATAGGAAGTATTTATACAGAAGTTTCAGACAGTTTTCAGAAAGGCATTATCGGGGGGGGGTAGTATCTTCCGATGTGTCAAGGCTGAAAAACACGATTTAGGAGTTGTTTTGATGAATGAAGTTAAAAGACTTGGTAATTTATACGGAGAAGATAGAGGTCTGGATTTGCTGGAAATGTTTGGGATAAAGACTGTATCGCATCGTCTCTTACAACTATGCAGGGAGGCATGAGGGAACCAATGATTGTAGAAGCAAATTCAATCCGTATGGTTAGAACGGAAGAAGGTAAGGCATTGAGAAAACAATATGAAAGCCACGAAATTGAACACGGATTTAATGAACATAGGCAACCAGAGTTGAGAAGTGATGGTTGCACAAATACATTAAGTACGGTTCAAAAGGACAATTACATTTGCGTAGCAATGCGTGGCCGCAATCCAACAAACCAATCAGACCGTACACCGGGAATTGAGTTGGAACAGACACTTGAAGTAAATACCAATGGCACAAGCAATTGTTTGACGAGTGTGCAGAAAGACAATTTGGTGTTGGAAAAGCCTAACCAGTTAGGATTTATGGATAATGGGACCGGTCAGCATCAATCAAACACAGTGTACGATGAAAAAGCACTATGCCATAATATTACTACTGTTAATGGTGGCAGCACACAACAAATAAAAGTTGCAACACAATACCGAATCAGGAAACTGACACCAAAAGAATGTTGGAGATTGATGGACTTTTCGGATGAAGATTTTGAAAAGGCAGAAAAAGTTAATTCAAATACGCAGTTATACAAACAAGCCGGGAATTCCATTGTCGTAAATGTCCTTGTTGCAATTTTAGGGCAATTGTTGCAAGGGAAAGAAGATTTATACAAGGAAATTATTTAAGAAAGGAAGTGATATTACATGGCAAATAGGCATACAATTACAGACCTTTATCAGATGCAAGCACTTCCATTGTCTGCAAAAGTAAGAATGACAGAAAGGCGAATTGATGATTGGGTAAGCGAGTTTGGAGAAGATGGTGTTTATCTTTCGTTTAGCGGTGGCAAGGACAGTACAGTGTTGGTAGATATTGTCCGAAATGTCTGTGGATATAGGAATATCTCACTTGTATTTGTGGATGTTCCGACACAATATCCAGAGTTAAAACAGTTTGCGCAGACATTTGACAACCTTGAAATTTTGAAACCGAAAATTTCATTTGCAGAAGTTTGTAGTAAGTATGGATTTCCATTATTTTCAAAAGAAATATCAGGATGTGTTGCAGATAGCAGAAAATACATTAGAATCCTTACAGACAGACAGACAGACAGACAGACAGAGATTCCGTTTGCTTATCGCATAGCCGACTTGATAGGAATAGACAGGAGAGCAGACAAGGAAAACAAAGCATTTACAGATTTAAAGATGGGGAATATCCCTAGTGAAATTCTGAAAGCACCTATCAGAGTAAAACAGTTATTTGGTGTTAAGTGCGAAGATTTTGGCAGTATGTACGATAGGTCAAAATATCTGTTTATGCTAAATGCACCATTTGAAGTGTCTAATCAATGTTGCAAGGTAATGAAGAAACAACCTATGCACCAATACAACAAAGATACAGGTAGAGTGCCTATTACAGCTCAAATGGCTAGCGAAAGCAAATTAAGAACCTCTCAATGGCTACAGAATGGTTGTAATGGATTTGACTTGAAAATTCCAACAAGTAATCCCATGTCATTTTGGACAGAACAGGATGTGTTGCTTTACATTAAAGAAAATAATCTGCCAATATGTTCAGTTTATGGCGAAGTAGTTACAGATTACGAATTTATGGGGCAATGTGAAAATCAGATGTCATTTGCTGATTTTGGAATTTCTGAAAATGAAAGACCATTACTGAAAACTACAGGCTGTCAAAGAACAGGCTGTGTACTATGCGGATTCGGTTGCCACTTAGAGAAAGAAAGCAGATTTTTAAGACTGAAAGAAACACATCCCAAATTCCATAATCTGCTTTACATCTTGAAAAACAATGGCGTTACCTATGCCGAAGCTATTGATTGGGTAAATGAACATGGTGGATTTAATATTAAATACTAAAAACGGAGAAAGGAGCAAATAAATGTTAAAAAGACAATATCCAAAAAACAAAGACTTGCAGTGTATGAAAAGTGTAACCATAGATGCGCTTATTGCGGTTGTGAGTTGGATTATAAGGATATGCAAGTAGACCATGTAGAACCACTACATAGATATGAGACAGCGTACGCAATTGGGGAAGCTGACTTCCTTGATGAAATAGAAAACCTTATGCCATCTTGTAGGCAATGCAACTTTTATAAGTCAACATTTAGTTTGGAGGATTTCAGACAACGGTTGCAGGTGTCCATGATGAATAACCTTAGAAAGAACTTTGGCTATAAGCTGGCTTTGAAGTATGGGTTAGTAGAGGAAAAAATGAAACCAATTAGATTTTATTTTGAGGAAATTGGAGGTGATAACAATGACTAACGCAGACAGAATTAGGAACATGTCGGATGAAGAGTTAGCAGTGTCTGTTATGTGTCCGGCAGAGTATGATTTAGGTTTTAGTAAAGAGTGCGAATGTAATGGCGAGATGAACAGAAATTGTCGTAAATGCACATTAAATTGGCTTCAATCAGAAGCAGAATAGGAGGTAATATGAGTAACAATTTAGAATTTATGAAAGAGCATAATTGTAAACATCTAAAAAACTGTAAGTTTGCTAGTGTTGTGAAATATCAGTATTCGGATGATAAAAAAGGATGGTATATCCAATTTGGAAATGTGCTTCATGGTATAAAATATTGTCCTTATTGCGGTATGAGATTGGAGGAAGAAAATGGAAGATAGATATTTATTCAAGGCAAAGAGACTTGACAACGGAGAATGGGAAATTGGAAGTTTAATAATACTTCCAAATGGAGAATGTGAGATTGGGAACAGATGCAATAATCCACCTGATAGTGACCCTATGTGGCGCAGATGTGTAATTACACACAAAGTAGAACCAGACACCATCTGCCAGTGCACCGGCTTAAAAGATAGACATGGCAACCTTATTTTTGAAAATGACCTTATGGATGGTTTTAGTTATCCGTACCTTTCTGGATTGGATTCAGAACATGATTACTTTGCAGAGGTTTGTTGGTGTGATGATATTACAGGATTTGGAATATGCACACACAAATACAAAAATTCGGATGTTCGTGGTTCGGCAGATGGAGATGTTGATTTAATGGAAGATTTTGATTCCAGTAAATGGGAAGTTATCGGCAACATCTTTGACAATCCAGAGTTATTAGAAAGTGAGGAATAATATGACAGAGAGTGAAGCAATTAAGATATGTAATACCATTATTTTCGCATCGTCCTTGAGCAATCCCCAAGGGACAACACTAAATACAACTAAAGAGGAACTTGCAGAAGCAATGGGTATGGCAATACAGGCACTTGAAAAGCAGATAAATGGCAGATGGATTTCTGTTAATGAAAGAAAGCCAGAGGAATTTGAAGATGTTCTTGTTGCTTTATCTGGCAAAATTAGAGGTGGAACGTGTGACGGAGAATATCGTGATGATATTTGTGTTGGATATTATGGATATAACCGATGGCATAATCATACAAATTTGTATGATTGTAAGGTTAATTATTGGATGCCATTGCCAAAACCTTATAAGGAGAGTGAAGAGTAATGAGACTGATTGACGCAGACAGACTACTTGCTGATTTGAAAGAAGAAAATGTCGTACCAATTTGTATTCAAAATTTAACAAAGAAAAACAAACAAATTATAAGGTTTGAAAATATGATATATGAGCAACCAACCGCTTATGATTTAGATAAGGTTGTGGAACATCTGGAAACGGCTAGGGATGGCTATTCAACCGCAATGTGTATGACAGCTACTAATGCTGAACTTGTTAAGCGGTTCATAGCAAAAGATAAAGCAATGAATTTAGCAATCGAGATTGTAAAAGCAGGTGGAATGACAAGTGACTAAGTAAAAATACTAGAAAGGACGGATAACATGGCAGTAAACAAAAGAGCAGCAATGCGGAGAGAAAAACGTGTGCAGGAGAAATTGACCGGCGGTAAGCCAACACAAACAAAACTTATGGCAAGGGCATACATAACTGGTAAGAATGAGGGATTTGAACTTGCTACCGGAATTATGTTTCTTGCACTTTGCGAAGAATTTGGATTTGGAAACAAAAGAATCAATCGGCTTATTGAACGTATATCCGATGAATCAGTAAAGATGGATGAAGACCCAACAAAGTTTAATGTTGATTGGTATATAGATAAAGTCAGAGAGAAATGCGGTGTCCGAATCCTTAAATCAGATGAGGATGAGTGAGGTGTTTGTTTGAGCAATATCTATCAAAAACGATTGTACGATAGAAGAAAGCAGAACGGACTTTGCATTGATTGTGGAAAACCACTAGACAGAAACGGTGTACGATGTATAAGTTGTCGCAGTAAAAAGTCGGAGAACGAAAGAAGAAATAAACAATGCTATAAAGAAGTTGGCATATGTCCTATTTGCAGAAAGGTTCCAATCGGCAGTAGTGAATCATCATGCCCGGAATGCCGTGCAAATGAATCAATACAATGCAATAATCGAAGAAATAAAAGTGAAGAAGCACGAAAGAGATATAACCAAGAACACAAGGAATGGGCGAAACTTACATATAAGCAGGACGTAGAAAAAGGTATTTGTCCACGGTGCCGTAAGCGAAAAGCCGATTACGGGTACTTGACTTGTGGAATATGCAGGGAGAAAAGCAGAAATAGTCAGAGAGCAAAGGCTAGTACGAAAAAGAAAACATGGATTGAAAACGGTTTGTGTTGCTTTTGCGGTGGAAAAGTAAAAGATGGATACAAGGTATGCGAAAAGCACTATCAGATGAATGTTGAAAAAGCACGCTCGCAGAAAGCGAATGAAGCAAGAAGAGAATTACAAGAGAGCGGAATATTATATTAAAAAGGAGAAATAGACCATGGAAAGATTATCAGAAGAACAGTACAGAGAAGTAATTGCGGAAATCAAACATAGTGAACTTCCGAGAAAAACGCAGGAGTTGTTAATTGCGTTGGTTGATGAAGCCAATAAACCAAACAAAAAATTATAGGAAAGGAAAAGGCTTATGAGATTAGGAAAGTATTTATCCTCATTGACTAAGCCGGAACTTGATGAAATTGAAAAAATTTGCAATTTCACCGAAGATGAAGAACAAATATTCAAATGCATATCAAAAGGCTATACATTAAGACAAATAGAGATGAAATGCAATATGTCGGAATCAACCGTCATAAGAAGAGTATCAAGGATTGATTGGAAAATAAATAAGGCAAAGGAGATGATAGAAGTGAAAAAAGAAATTCCAGTATGTGAAAAGTATAACCTTACTATTGAAGAAGCATCGGCTTATTTTAATATTGGAAAGGATAGAATGAGGGAAATTGTGAACGAAAACAGAAATGAACTTGTTCTTGTTATAGGAAGAAAAAACCTTATAAAAAGGAAAAAGATGGAAGAGTATCTCGACAGGACAATGGTTTTATAACTTTCTATAAGTACCTATTATTTGCTATAGAGCGTTGTTAGTGATATAATTATCCTTTAACAATGCTCTTTTCTTTAAGAAAGGAGAATGTGTATGCCAAGCAGAAAAGATAACAAAGGAAGAGTATTAGAGAAAGGAGAAAGCCAAAGAACTGACGGTACTTATATGTACCGATGGACTGATTTATCAAAGAAACGTCAAACAATATATGCCAGAACATTAAATGAACTACGACAAAAAGAGTTACAAGTAACAAAAACAGAAATAATATCTGGTGTTTCTTGGGAAAGTAATAAAATAACAGTCCGGGAACTGATAGACAGGTATTTATCGTTAAAAAAAGTCCGCATAACAACAGAACAGAAGTATAGATACCTAATAAATATGCTTGACAAGATACAGATATTGGATATTCCAATCAAAGACATAAAAACATCGTTGGCAAAGCGATATATGATTACCTTAAGCAATATAGGGTATTCGTATGGAACGGTTCAAAATGCAAAAACACTTTTGAAACCGGCTTTTCAAATGGCAGTTGAGGATGATTATATAGTCAAAAATCCATTTCTATTCACTTTATCGAACATAATCGAAAACGATTCAAAGCAAAGATTTTCTATGAGTGAAGAAGAGGAAAAAAATTATATTGAATTTATTTCCAATCATGGATGGTTTCGGCATATCTATGATGATGTGGTGATTCTTTTGAATACTGGAATGAGGGTAAGTGAATTATATGGACTTACATTTAAGGATGTAGACCTAAAAAACAGAAGAATAAATGTAAATAAGCAATTGCACAGAATTGGTGGAAAATACGTTGTTCTTCCACCAAAATCAAAAGCAGGGAACCGTATACTTGCCATGAATGACGAAACAAGAAAAGCATTTATGCACAAAAGGACAGAAGTTAGACCTAAAGTCGAATATGCGATTGACGGATATACTGGATTTGTTTTTATAAACCACTTGGGTTTTCCAAAAACAAGAAGAAATTTAGAGGGTTCAATGAGAGAAGTAAGAAAAAAGCATATTGAACTTGGTCTTGGAGAGTTGCCGCAAATAACACCTCATGTGTTAAGGCATACATTTTGTAGCCGTATGGTTGAAAAAGGTATGGATGTAAAAACATTGCAATTAGTAATGGGACATTCAGATATTTCTACCACATTAGATGTTTATACTCACAAGAAACCGGATGATGTTGCGAAAGAAATGGAACAATATATTGCTATGTAAAACGGTGTATTTGGTGTAAATTTGGTGTAAGTTAAAAAACAAAACGCTTAAAAGTACCGAAAAATGGTTGGTTATAAAAACTCTTACCATCTCGCCGCCTTTGAAATTTGAAATGTTCAAAATGGCGAAAATGCGTTGTTTTCGGTACATATAGGATTTTTAACTTTCGCATAAATATCTATAAATAACTATATTTTTTAGGAAAATGGTGTATAAATGGTGTAAATAATTTAATACATTGTTTTACACTTAACAAAGTACGTGATTGTAAGAAAAGAGCATTGTTTCCAATAATACATATGAATAAATTTTGAATGATTTCTGACGGTTTATCCGTCTTTTTTTGGTGTAAGTTTTAATTGTAAGGAGTGATTGATATGTTCAAAGACGAGATTCTTGAAATGATTTTTAGCGAAAAAGAAATGCAGAAAATACCTATTGGAACGCAGGCTACAGCCGTTAGCGTGTTTGAAAATGTTATTGGTAAAATAAGAAAGGAGAATCCGGATGCAAAATTATCAGAACTTTTATCCGATGAATAATGGATATGTTCAAAATCCATACGCAGAAAGAATGAACTTTTTGCAAAACTGTCAGCAGAACTTACAACCGCCTATGCAGAACTCTCAAATGCAGGCAACATCACAACAGACAAGTTTTATTGGAAAAGTTGTTGATAGCATTGACGTTGTAAAAGCAACAGACATTCCGATGGATGGGAATATATATTATTTTCCAAAAGCAGACGGAACGGAAATATTTGGAAAACAATGGCTTGCAAATGGGAGAACTCATATTTTGACTTTTAAGCCAGTTTTAGATACAGAACCTAACAATCCGACACAGGACAACACAAAAAGCAAAATAGACATATCAGAAGAGGTCACAGAAGTAATTATGAAAAGATTCGATGAGTTAGAAAACAAAATCTCTAACTTGGAATCATCTTTGACTAAAACTTCGACTAAATCTTCGACTAGAAGCACTAAAACTTCGACTACGACTAAAAAGGAGAGTGATACAGATGCTTAATCCAATTAGTTTTATGAAAGCAATGAGAAATCCACAGAAATTTTTAGAAGAAATCACAAAAAACAATGAAGTTATGAGTAACCCTATGGCGAAAAATGCTATTGAGATGTATAGAAATGGAGATTCAAGAGGGTTACAGGAATTTGCAGAAAACGTCTGCAAAGAAAAAGGAACTACACCGGATGAAATAAGAAAATCAATTATTCAAAGATGCAATTTACGTTAGTACATTTTGGGTTGTGCACTTAAAACTAGTTTCCCATTTGTAAATAAAACAATGGAGGTAAACAAAATGTTTAACGGAAATTCACCTAGTCTTGCCGATATTGCGGCAGTGACAGGAAACAACAAAGACGGCTGGGGCGATGGAAACGGCTGGTGGGTCTTGATTATCTTGTTTGCTATTTTTGGCGGATGGGGTAATGGATTTGGCGGCGGTTACGGCAACGGCGGTGACAGAGCATCCGTTCCTTGTGCTACACAGGCAGATGTTAGAGCCGCAGTAGACCAGCAGACGCTTATTAGCAAACTCGACCAGCAGACATACGGACTGGCAGACAGTAACTATGCGCTGAACAACACAATCAACAGCAATTTCAGAACTCTTGATAACTCAATCTGTACGCTTGGTTTTCAGAACCAGCAGGGATTCAATGACGTATCTCATCAGATTTCCGACTGCTGCTGTGCAACAAGAGAAGCTATTCAGGGCGTGAATTACAACATTTCAACGCAGACAAACGCACTCCAGAACTCTATGTGCAACAATACAAGAGATATTATAGACAATCAGAACGCAAACACAAGAAGCATCCTTGACTTCCTTGTAAACGACAAATTGTCTACTTTGCAGACTGAAAATCAGAACCTTAAATTGGCGGCTTCACAGTCAGAGCAGAACCAGTATCTTGTAAGCCAGTTGCGACCTACTGCCGTACCAGCTTACATCACTTGCTCACCTTACCAGTCCGCTTATGGAGTAGGTCTTAACAACGGTTGCGGTTGTTGCTAATATGCAGAAGAATCAAAACAGAATATCAGAAAAACTCGCCGAACTAGGCTGATTATTACTCTATGGGATAGGTCTATGGCTTATCCCATATTGATTTTTAGGAGGTAGATTATGAGTAATTGTAAAAACGTATGCAGACTTTGCAAGAAATTGATTATAAGTCAGGCAGTAAATTTTACTGCCGGTACTGGTCTTGTTATCCAAATCCCGGAAGGAAGTTATAACGATGGTTCAAAATATTGCATTGTTGTGGCGCAGAACATTCCGGCAGAAACAACAATTTCTGCTCCTGTATATATCCAGATTGGAACTGGTACGGTACTTTACCCACTGACAAAATGTGATTGTACGCAGGCAACGGCTTGTAGTATCAGAACAAGAACAAAATACAGTACAAGAGTTGAAACCACGTCAAATAGCGGGGTTTTCAAATTGCTTGGAAGAATTGCTTGCGCTCCAGACAACAGATTAAATGCAATAAACGGTGATGGAACTCTTGTTACAACCGGTGGAGGTGATTGAGATGGATATTAAAAGAATGCATTGTATGATTGAAAAACTTTCCGAATGTGCCAAAAGCGAAATGGAATCTGGAATCGAAAATGTTGATACTTGCGAAATGGGAAAAGTAGTAGACATGATGAAAGACCTTGCAGAAGCAATGTACTACAGAACCTTGACAAAGGCAATGGATGAATCAACATCGGAAGAAACGCTTGAAATGTTTGAGCGTTACGGAGACGGAAGAAGATTTTATGACAAATACCGATACGCTGACGGAAGATTTGCTCCGAAAGGACTTGGAACGTACCGTAGAGGATATGACGAACCATACTACCATATGACGCCGGAAATGTACCGGGAACATGACCCGGAATGGTACAGAGATATGGATAAAAACAGAGACGGTCTTATGTATTACACTGATACCGGGATGGATAAAAACATGAAGATGAGAGATTCCAGAGAGGGCAGAAGCGGAATGAGCCGTATGTCGTACATGGAATCAAAAGAAATGCACAAAGCAGACACACCAGAAGATAAAAAAGCCAATATGAAATCGTTAGAAACCTATATGCGAGAACTTGGAGAAGATGTAGCAGAACTTGTAAATGATATGTCAAGTGAAGAAAAAGAGTTGCTGAAACAACGTATGCAAGTGATTATGCAAAAAATTCACTAAAAAAAGGGGAGTTTATTTCTCCCCTTTTTCTAGAATATAATTTAATATAGCACTTTCTACGATTTTACTAATAGGAACTTGTGTTTTTCGAGAAAATTCCTTTAATAAATTATTTGTTTCTGGTTTTAATGTGGTAGATATTCTAACTCTGTTTTTTAGTGTGTCAGTTGCCATAATAAAAACTCCTTTATCTAATATTATTTAATATTATATCATTTTTTGCTTGAAGTCAATAAAAATAAATGATATAATGTTATTAAATATTAAATAATGTGGAGGCAGTTATGAAACGCAATTTTATTGATTTGACGGGAAAAAGATTTGGTAGACTTACAGTTGTTGGTATATACGATAGAACACCTAATGGTTGTATAAGATGGAGATGTCGTTGCGACTGTGGAAACGAAATACCTGTTTTTAAGTCTGTATTGATGCGAAATAATGGTTCTATAAAATCTTGTGGTTGTGTATATTTAGATGAATTAAAAAAGCATATAGGAGAAAAGAAAGATTATCTTGAGATTATAGGAGTTGAGCAGATAGGAAGAAAAGGAAGAATAATTGTTAGATGTTGCTGTGGAAAAGAGAAAAAAATGAAATTATCACAATTTTACAATAAAAATGTTCATTCTTGTGGTTGTATTGGTGTTAAAAAAGGAAAAGATAGTCCTAATTATATACATGGAATGTCGAAAACAAGGATATTTAATATTTATAGAGATATGATTAACAGATGTTATAACAAAAATGATATTTCTTATAAAAATTATGGCGGAAGAGGAATTACTGTTTGTCCAGAATGGCTTGGTGAAAAAGGGGTTACAAATTTTACAGAATGGTCTTACACAAATGGGTATGACGAAAAAGCACCTAGAGGTAAATGCACTATTGACAGGATAGATGTAAATGGTAATTATGAACCAGGTAATTGTAGGTGGGTATCAATGTATGTTCAATCAAATAACAGAAGAAATAATAATTTTTATACCATTGATGGAGTTACTAAAACATTATCAGAATGGTGTAGAGAATATGGAAATTTATGTATTCAAAGTGTTTACGGAAGATTAAAAAGGGGAATGGATATAAAAACCGCATTGACAAAACCAATGCAAAAGAAAGTGTATGAAATGACAAATGAAGAGCTTATGGAAAGAAGAAAGCGTTGCCTCGAAAGAGATAGAAAATGGAGATTGGAAAACAAAGAGCAAATACAAGCTTCAAGAAGAAAATGGGTTGACAACAATCCAGATAAAAATATTCAATCCAAAAGAAAATATATGGAAAAAAGAAAGTCCCAGAAGCTACAGTAAATATTTAAGGGGGCGTAATTGCCCCTTTTTGATTGGAGTGGTTAAATTGTATACTATGAATGGTTTTGTTTGGAATATAGTAACAGTATCACCGTATAGCAATATGCTACAAAGAAGTGACGGAAGTTATACTTGCGGAATGTGCGATAGAAATAATCAAACAATTTATATATCAAATATTTTGCGTGGCGGTTTTTTACGCAAAGTTTTGCTACATGAGATATGCCATAGCGCAATGTTTTCATACGGAATTGATATGACTTTGGAGCAGGAAGAAATGTTTTGCGACTTTTTGGCAACATACGCAGATGAAATAATTAGCATAACAAACAATGTATTCCAAACATTAAGAACTGCATTATAGACAAATATAGTCAAATATGATAATATACAATCAAAAATAAAAGAGGAGGGATTGCTCATGGCTTTGATTAAATGCCCGGAGTGTGGGAAAGAAATAAGTGATAATGCAAACAAATGTCCAAATTGTGGAAATCCCATGTATGTAAAAAAGAAACATTCTCCGCTTGGAATAGTCAGTGCAGTAATTTGCGGAATATCAATATTATTTCCAACACCGGGATATTCTACGATATTTGCTGTTCTTGCCATGTTATTGGCGATAATTGATTTAGTAAGGCAGGGAAAGAACAAATACATTATTGATGATTGGGGTGTTATTGTGATTGGTTTGCTAAATATTTTTGTCTTTAGGTTTTTGATAAAATAGAATAGGGGGATTCAGAAATGTCATTGATAAGATGTCCGGAGTGTAAAGGTCATGTAAGTGATACGGCAGAGAGTTGTCCACATTGTGGTTATATAATCTCCAAATCAAAAGAATTGAAAAACTCGTTCTTTGCAAATATGTTAGCTGCAATAACCAATGTTATTAGTTTGGTTGGAATATTGGTCAAAGAATATTATCTATTGGCACTTATTCCGCTTGCTTGGACGATTGGTTTCAAATGCTATAGCTCATTTAGAGCAAACGAGGGATATGATGTTCAATATTATAAGAATCTTACGAAAGATAACTTAATTTCTTTTCTTATTATCCTTTGCTTTTCTGTGTTTTGGTATATAATGAAGAGCGGTATTTTATTTAGTTAGTATAGAGAAAGGTTGTAATTCATATGTGGAAAAGACTTTTGATAGTTATTTTGATTTGCGTTATATTCTTAGCAGTTTTTTATTTTGGTAGGTCATGCGTGATTATGTATGATACTGGAGATAATATGCAGAGAGTAAATGAGATGCTTGATAACTAGATTTATTGGATAGAGACAGTATAATTTTATATTGTCTCTATTTTTTTGCATTTAGGGGTTGACTTATGTTGAACAAAATGTATAATATAATTATGTTCAACATAATAACGAAAGGAGAGATACTTTGGCGCAAAAAGTTGGAAGACCAACAAGAGACCCTAGAGGAACTAACAGAACAGGAGTTAGGCTTACTGTTAGCGACATGAAAAAATTAGAGTTCTGTGTGGAAAAAACAGGAAAAACCAAAACAGATATTCTTAGAGAGGGAATCGACTTGGTTTATAGGAGATTAACAGAAAACAAATAAAGTGTTGCACCGCTACCAACGAACACAACACTTTAGCAACAACTCCATAAGGAATTGATAAATCTATTCTATCATTTTCTTGTGGAAAATCAAGCATTATTTGAAAGCGAGGAAAAAACATGGAAGAATTATTAAAAATTGCTTATCGAAACTTTATGGACACAAAAGACATGAACAATTCCGAGGAAGTTTGTATTATCAACAAGAACTGGGAAACAGTGGAAGACGCCATTGCTCGTTTGAGAGACATATTAAACCCGAGCCTGTTTCAGAATATAGATGAATCAATTCGCGATGGCATAGCAGATGTACAAGAAGCATCGTTCATTGCAGGATTTTCATACTGTGCTAAATTTCTGACAAACGGAAAGATTGATTTCTTCCCAGAGAAAGGTGGTGCTTGCTAATGAACGAAGTAATTACCATTGAAAACACAGAAATGCAAATTAGAGAGTATAACGGACAGCGAGTTGTGACTTTCAAGGATATTGATACAGTGCACGAAAATAAATCAGGTACAGCACGAAGAAACTTTAACCGAAACAAGAAACACTTTATTGAGGGTGAAGATTACTTCTCTTTGACAAAGAAAAATTCTAATGAGACAAATTCGTACATTAGAAATATCACTGTGCCGAACAAAGGAATTACACTATTAACAGAAAGTGGTTACTTGATGATTGTAAAATCTTTAAACGGAGATATAGCATGGAAAGTACAGCGTCAATTAGTAAATTCATACTTTAAGGTAAAGCAAGAGATTCCGGAACGCAAAACCTATCCACTACTCGTAGAGGATAAATGGCTTGCAGAAATGGAACCAAACTTTGAGTATCTTTGCAAGCAATACAAACTTACGAGAAAAGGATTGTATCACAAGATTCTTTTAGATATTGGGAAATCATACAATGTAGATGATTACAAGATACTCTATAAGTACGAAAAAGGTTACAAATCAAGGTTTGTTATGGAAGTTGTATCGTACTTTGCGGAACTAAGAGAAGAAGCAGAGAAAACCATACTAGAACACGTTGCAAGGAAGAAAAATAAGAAATAAATAAGAAATAGGAGCCTAAATTATGGAAAAGGCTCCTACTTTTTTGTCTAATTGGCAACCGGGGAGAAGAAGTGGTTGCCGTATTATATTGGCTTTAGACCTTTACAGTGTACCATACAATCAGATGATACACAAATGGTTTTTCAATGCGTTCTCAACACGTTTTTCACTGATAGCGATATATCTTTGCGTTGTGGAACTGGATGAGTGCTGGAGTAAATGACGCACCAACTCTATATCATAATCGTTATTTAGATACATTTCCGTAGCATAGAATTTCCGGAAACTGTGCGTTGATATTCCGTCAATTCCAAAGAAATCAGCTACGATTTTCAATTGTTTCTGTACGGCTCTTTCGCTGATTGGAAAGATTCTTGCGGTTGGTGCAATGCCATTATCTGTGGTGTACTGCTTTAAGAACTGGAATAATTCAGTTGGAACCGTGAAATTTCTTCCCTTGCCGGTTTTCTGCTCTACAATATCCAGATGATAGCGACCGCTCTCGTATACCACGTCTGAAAGCGTAAGGTGCAGTATATCAGAGATTCTAACTCCGATGTTTGCTTGCACTACCAGTAATGTAGCAAGCCGTTTGTTTGGCTTAAATACGTGTTCACCGTAATTGAAGCCTTTGCGGATTGCGGTTATGATTTCTTTGTAGGTTTCCTTGTCTAATGCTTTTGTCTTTTTGTTCATGATGAACACTCCTTTCTTTTTACGCCCGGTAAGCAAAATATTTTGATACCCCCCTACCTTTCAAATTTTCAAGGTTGGAGAGAGATTTTTTGCGATTTCGGAATTTTCGCCCGATAATGCAAATTTTTTGATACCCCCCGGGGTTACTTATTTTTATAGTTGCAGGGTGAATTTTTTCAAATTGATTTATATTAACAGTTTTTGCACTGTTTTTTACTTTACTGATTTTAGATACACTAAATAAAGGCTTGCCCTTGTGAGACGTTCCAAGGCTCCTATTTTGCCTTTTTATCTCGTGAGCCTATAAACTTGCTATAGATATATAAAATCAGTATACGGCGAATATATAGCGTTGTCAAGGTACTATGTTTTTACATCCAAACCAAACCGGAACAAATCCGGCAGGGTAAAAACATCCTTTTGTTTTTTTTGTATCGCAAACACGCCGCCGGAGATTTGCAAAAAGCAAAACGGCAGCAGGGCGCACGCCCACCAAAGCAGGCAAAGCGCACGACAAAAAGCCGGAACGTGTCCGGCTTGTCATCTTTTACAGTGCTAAAAACTCTATAAAATTGTTATAATTGTTTACTGGTAAATTGCTATATTTCTTGGCTCCCTCTTTGGTTATAAAATGATAACCAAAAACGCCCGGCGTCGTGTTTATGTTGTAAAATTTGGCAATTTCTAGAATTTCTTCATATGTCGGAATTGTCAACTTTCCTATAGTTCCGACAATAACGCCATTCTTTGACGTCCCTATTTTTGTAAAACATCCAGCTATTTTTTTCATAAAATAACCACCTTTCTATTTTTTATTTTATTCCTCAAAAGGGAAAAGCAAGCCGGGGAATCGAACCCCGGAAAACGCCGCCGCTTGCCTACGCAATTGCTACAAGTGTATCATTTCGCATTGTTCGCGTGTATTCTTTTCCGCTCTCGTCGGATATAATGACGCATTTAACGCTTTTCCCGCTCTTGGTAGGCTCAACGCTTTTTATTGTCTCTGTGTAACCAAAATTCCAAATTGTAATCATTCCCGGCTTAAGTTCGACCGCTGGAATTGCATTTTTCTTATCATAAATTCCTTGTAATTTAATTGTAGCCATATAATCAACCTTCCTTTCATTGTGCGCCCTGTCTCATCAGTGCAGGCGGGGCAGTTCCTGCAGACGGTGGAACTTCCACCGTTTCGACTAATTAACGCCGTATAACTTAGTTGATTTTCTAAAAGTCTTAATAACTCCGCCCGGCGTCCCGTCTTTCTGTGTTCTCCAGTGTGCCGGAAAACTCGAAAAGTCGGAGCAGAGGCGAACCGTTACAGTTTTTTCTGTCTCTTTTACAATTTCTACAACATCAAACAGAAAGCCGTCTGACTCTGCTAATTGTGTGCCTATTTTTATATCACTTGCTTTAATAATCATGTGAAAACCTCCTTTATGTGTGCTTGTCTCATCAGTGGCAAGGTTGCAATCCTACGCCAGACCGCCGCGCGGGCGGTTTCGACTATTTCAATAACTCATTTATTTTATTTTCATAAGTTGCAATCAATTTTTTGTTGCAACTTATTTTTTTCAGCTTAGAAAGTTGTTCTACGAGCCGGCTTTTTATATACTTATGCCACTTTTCAAACTCTTCCGGGCTGTGCTGTTCCTTGCTTGCTACACCCTCAATATAAAATTGTATATCTTGGTCGATTAGAGCCGTAAGGCTTTTAACTGATACAAACATATCAATACCCCCCTTCTTTTTCGACATATGCGAAAAATCTAGCTGCCTCGGAGTGTTCAAGGTACTTTATTTTGTCCGCATCCTCGCAAGCCTCCAAGGCGTCAGCGTCTACCACGAAAAAACGTTCTTTCGTTTCTTCTGGCAGACATTTTTTTATAAAGTTTGCGCCGGCTTCCGCTGTGTTAAACTTTGCGACGGTAACAACTTTCGTTATTCCGTCGTCCTGTGTTTTCTTGTCAATCTTGTAGGCAACCGCCCACGATAATTTATTGATTTTCATTTTTTACGCCTCCTTTACGATTTCAAACTTGTCAATATTTCCTTTTTTCATTTCCTCCAGAATTTCCGCAACTTCTTCTTTTATGCTTCCTTCTGTTGGCTCTGTGAAAGTGTAATTTTCGTTGTATTTCTTTCCTGTAATCTTGATTCTGTAAACTGTTTTCATAATTCTTTACCTTTTCGGGAATCTATGATATAATTCCCTTACCTTTCTTTTTGATTGGTGCCGCTCGTGGTTTGGAACGCCGGGCGGCTTTTTTTATTTGATACATATATAATACACGAAAATAGACATAAACACAATAGGTAATAATACACAAAAATAGACATATATATTTGTGCATATTGCTACATAAAAATAGACGTTGACAAAAAAAAAGTAATCTATTATCATATATATAAAGGAGGCGAAGAAATGAGCGGAACAATAAACAAAAAAACATACGGCACAAATGGAATTATAGATTTTTCTCGCTTGTGGGAATTATTGGAGCGAAAGGGTTACAATAAGCAATGGCTTAGAAATAACGGCATACACTCGAACACGGTAGCGAAATTAGCAAAGAATCAAAATGTAACTTGCGAAGTTATCGCCAATATATGCCATATGTTAAATTGCCAGCCGTGGGAAATCATGGAATATAAAAAAAATGATAATATATGAAAATAGACTATTGACAAGTACACGAAAATAGACTATAATATAATTAGTTCAAAGGAAATGAACTAATTGCCGTTTGGTGGATGGCAAGAGAAGCCAATCGGAGAAAGGGGGAAAACATGGAAGATATGGCAGTATTCAAGGGGTATCTGAGAAGCCTTATGCGACAGTTGAAGCAGTTAAAAAAGTCCATAAAGGAAGAAAACATTGAAGAAGCGGAAAGGCTTATTGATGAACTTATCGAAGATACACAAAATAACATTGAAGATTAGTAAATCGGAGTACAGAAAGGGCGGACTTGCCACCGCCCAAACTGTAAAAACAGTATAACAAAATTAAAAAAATAAATCAATCAAAAAAAGAAAGGGCACGCCGCCGATGGCGTGGAAAGGTGAAGAATATGAGAAAGTTTTTAATCATTGAAAGAAATGGAAATAAAAGAATTATTCATGGAATTATTGAATCTGATATGTTTCCGTCAACTATTCAAAATGACCATGAATACAGTTTGAAAAACTATGGTGTAGAATACGCTGATGTGGTCGAAGTAACCGAACATTGTCACATTGAAATTTAAAAAAAGAAAGGAACGCCAAAGGCGTGAAAAGGTGAAGAATATGTTGAATATGGTTAGATTGTTAAAAGGGGAGTGCAGAGCAAACAACGAGGAAATGAAGAAATTCAAAAAGGGCGATACAATTTGGGGCAACGATACCGACCCGGAAGAATTGAAAAGATGGAAAATTGAAGAGAAAGAGGAAGCCAAAAAAGAGCTTGCCGCTCTACGTTGCCGATATGCTCGCTATAATGAGCATTTGACGGACGTTGAAGAATACGCTTTGGAGTACTTCAAAGCAGACGAAAGCGGCGAATTTGTCGAGGGTTCCGATTTTGAACTTGCCGTAATGGATTTCGATTCATTTCAGCATGAATCCCTAAAAGGAAACGGAGTTCAGAACGACGCCGCCAACGTCTGGGTTGATGTTGACGGAAAACAATACACTGTTGATATTTCCGACGTTCTCGACCATGAAGAAGCGGAGCCGTTCGAGGCTTCGGATGCGTTGGAAAGCAATTTGGACGCTGAAGCATGGACGGAACTATATAGCCAGTATCTTGGCGAGTGATTCCAGAAAGAGAAAGGGCGGCTTTTTAGCCGTCTTTTTTTGTGTGTTTTTGTTATTAGTTTGTTATCAACTTGTAATCATGTTGTATACAGTTTCGCTAACAACTTGTAGACAATCTGTTTCCAAAGTGTAACATAGATAAGATAAGGTAAGAAAAGAAAAGAAAAGTATATATATAGTCGGGCAGATTCCCCGACGACGTACCCGGATTCATAAAAAACGGCTCGAACTCGACAAATAAATATTATAAATTTATTATTGACATGGTGTTGTATATCGTGTATAGTAAGGGCAGACATTAAAATACTGCTCTGGAAACAGTAGCACACAGACGGCAGCATATATAAACGCTGACGCAAGAGGATAACTTTTTATTTTTCTTGTGTTGGCGTTTTTTTATTTTTGAATGTTTGGAGATGATGTTATGAAAGATAATGTTGTTAAGAGCGAGATAGGTATTGAGGTATACCAGAACGACATATATAGGCTAGTGGATGAGTACATAGACACGGAACTAGATGGAGATGTAGAAAGCGTAACAGATAACTTTGTAGCTATGATATTTTATATAGCCGATAATATTCAAAAGCCTAGCCATGATGATATAAATTTATTAGATAATTTATTTAATATTTATATTCGTTTATGTGCAAAATATAAAGTATTACCAACCTTGGAAGTATTTAGTTTTTTAACTGGTATACACAGAACCACCTTTACTGATTGGGCCAATGGGTTGTATAGAGTTAATAGCGCGCATGGCATCACAGTCAAAAAATGGTTCGATGTTTGTAAATCTTTCACGCTTAATCGCTTGCACAACCAGAGCGGCACGAACGCCAATTTGATATTTGTTGCAAAGGCGGCGTATGGGATGGCGGAGACGGCACCGGTGCAGGTCGGCAACCAAAACAATCAAGCATTAGCCGATAGCGAGCTTCCAAAGTTGACGAATCCGGCACAAGAGGCAATAGAAATCGAGCAAAAAGACGGATAAACAACAAAAAAGCGTTAAAGTTCGTAAAATTGTAGTTTTACGAACCAAACAAACAGAGGACTAGCAGCCTACCCCCCTACCCCTCTATTGGGGGATTAAAAAACCGCCTACTAAGTCCCCCATACTCCCGAAAAAATAAAAAAGAGGTTTTTAAGAATGGAAAATGAATTGCTAAAAACAGAATACTCAAAGGCGTTTGACGATAAGCGGAAAGCGTTGATATGTCAGAGCTATTACAAATATGGCAAGGCAAGTAGAAATTTCGCAACCGGAAATGTGGATGCGATTGGAAGTCTTAAGAAGTGTCTTGCGAAGTTTGAAGAAACTGGAAACACGGAATATCTTTGCGACGTAGCAAATTACGCAATGTTCCGTTTCATGTTTCCGCAGAATGGAGAGTATTTCAAGAATACGGATTCGGATGGTTCGGCAGGAATTGTTGGAATGAGTGTAAAAGAAATGGAGGACTTCAAGGATGGACGATAACGAAAAACTGTGTTGTGGAAATTGTAAATATGCTGCATATAGCCGTGAGAATGGTTATGTGTGTGAGAACATGAACAGTGATTATGCAT